TTTTTGTATAATTTCTGGAATTTTTGATACATTATCCACTCCATATTTTTTTAAACATGTTTGTTTTGTTTTTTCTGATCTTTTTTTGTAAAATTCAACCACACATTTAACAGAACAGCAAAACATTCTTGGTTTGGTTGATGTAAATTCGTTAAAGCATATTTTACATATTTTATTAGTCATTTATCTGCTAAATTTTGATTGTGGGCGGAATTGTGTATCCCTTTGTTCTGTCTCTGTTGTATTCAGAATATCAGTTATTTCCGTGTTTAACATCTCATTTGATATATCTAACACTAAATCATTCAAGTCCTCTAAATCAGCTAATTCTGGGGCTTGTTCAATAACCTGATCATTCACTTTGATATTTGTATTGTAACTGTATAATTTAACATTGAATGTATAACTCAAATTTCTGTTAAACATTAAATGCGGAGGAGTATCATTCACATATTCAATTTGATACAACTGTTCCAATTTCGGAATCCACAATATATCACCAATCCGAGGTTGAACTGTTACAATTTTTTGAATATGAACAGTAGCATTAACAGGAAACAATTCATCTATAATTGGAATTTCAGTTTCAACTTCATCTATCATTTCTGTGTTTGGAATTAAAGTTATCTCACTTCTCCAAATAAAAGTTCTTTCGGTTTTATCTTCACCGGTAAATAATTCTATTGTATTGTAAATTACAGAATCAACAATAAAAGTGGCATTATTATCACCAGAGGTACAACCAGCCAATGTTACACTATCTCCTTCTTCAATATAACTGTATAATGAAGTTGCAGTTACATCAGTTTCATAGATATAAAGAACATTATCTTTAATAAAACTATCAGCATCGGTGTTTGTGAAATATCGTTCATCAATTATATTATTGTAAAAATAACTCACGGGACAGTAATAGGTGATATCGCCCTCATTCAAAAAAGCAAATCCTGATTTAGCGAAAGCTGGTGTAACATTATCGGCATCAAGGTTAGGATTCCATAATAAAACTGAAAATGCCCTATCCAAAACTTTTAGCCTACTCTCGCCAAAAAATTCGTCTGTGTTGAAATGCTCCACCTTTATAAAATACGCATCTTGGCCATAAAGCCGAATAATGTCCAAATATATTTCATTCATGAGATTGAAGTCTTTAGAATAATCTTGATTTCCGTTATCAAATCTAAAAATATTTTCAGAAGGTCTGAACGGGGAAGTTGTCATTTATCCTACCATATTCATTAATTCTTTTAAACTGTTGCTTTGCTCTTCTTTTTTATAAAATTCGTTTGGATTTACGCCAGACTGAACGAGTTTATTATATTTATTTGAATAAATTCTCCCATCGAGCCATTGTCCGCGTACCCATTCTCCACTATACCAATTACCATCATGCCAAATATAAGCATCAAATGTTCCACCGAGCCATTCACCATATTTCCATTCAGCATAATCCCCTTCAAATGTTCCACCATCAAATGTTCCATCTTCCCAATCAGTATCTTCCAATACCCCAAACCATTCTTTTTTTTCATCTTCGCACAATAAAGATTCTTCTATATAGGTATCAAATAGTGTAGCTTCTTTGTGATCTAATCTTTCTGGATAAATAGTCCACAATGTATCTGATCCTTGTAAATAAAGGACTTTGCCGTAACAATTAATGAAGGTGCAATCATTGTATATTATATCTGTTCCTTTATGTCTTCCTTCCTCGATTTCATTGGATATCTTTATTTCTTCAAAAATTTCGCTACTATAATAATCCTCTTCTGATTCATAATTCAACTCTATTATATCATCACTTGCTTGTTGCAATAGTCGAGAATTTTTTCCTAAATATTCTACTATATCTATTCCAATTTGCTCTTCTAAATCTGTGGCTGATATCTGATCATCCTTCGCAGTAAATATTTCATAAGAATATTCAAAACTGGCATTTGGATTAGTTGCCACAGCATACTTAGTTTTATCAGTTATAATATAAATTAAAACTTTTCCGCTTTCCACACAATATTCATAAAAATAGTCATCGTCATCACTTTGAGCCGTACACCATTGTCCTTCGCTATTACCAATATAATGAGAAGCCAATTTTACACTGGCATCATGGGTCAAAGGAATAAATGCCGGATATTCTTGTATTGGAAATTTTAAATAATCATCCCCTTCGGTCATATCATCTAAACCGTGAATCTTAAAACTTTTTTTCTTTTGAGTTTTAGATGGTTTCATCACATCAGAAAAATCAGAGAAAGTTAATTCCGTGTTGTTCCAATCAATTTTGCTTTCGAGATTGGGGCGATCTTTAAAGAAATTAATTAAAACTTCTTTTTGTTCATCAGTCAAATTATTTAATCTTTTGATGATATGATCTTTCTTTTCAAATAGAAGTTTATATTGTTCTTGTAGTTTCATTTAAAACTCCATTGTTATTTCTTTATTTTTGCCGTCTATATTGACATCTACTGGTCTTAAAGATAAACTCTGGTCATTCGTCCAATTTAAATCAAAAGATTGATTTATGGTGTATTCTGATGTTATTAAATCAAAACTTCCTTCTATCTGTTCATCTGACAGTTCTCCATTGAATTTATCTACCAATATATCAACATCATACTGAGAAAGATTTTCTATATCATTTATAACATAGAAAATTTCAATAGAAACACTTTCAACATTAACACTTAAACCTTTTATTCCATAAGAATTACCATCAATATCAATATCCCAAGTAATAACAGCATCAACTGAACCATCCATATCAACATCAGAATTTATTCCTGTTATATGTTTTAGATCAGAAGAATTTAAATAACCATTTTTTAAATTTGTGGTGTACATAATTTTCCTTTTAAATTACATTCGGGGTTGCTGGGATACTTCCAGAAATTGTATTAACAGAAACATTTGCATCAGAAGCATCAGCGGTATATCCGGGAGCAATTCCTGTATATTTTCTTATTTTTTTCTTTTTATCTCTCGTCAAAACTTCAAACTCTTCATTAGTCACTCTGATAAAATTATTTCCAAAAGTCTGTTGATCAACTTCAATTTTTATTCCTTTCGGTTCTGTTGCAGAAACTAAAATTGTTTTTTCATCTTTATCTTTTGATAGAGCATAAAAGTATTCGCCTCTGTAAACATTATTTCCGTCTATTGTGATATCTTCTTTTGAAGCATATAAATTATTGGCTTCAGTTATTACCGGATGATCCACCTTAGTTAAATCAGCAATAAGTTTGGAATCTGCTTTTGATACTTCATCATCAGGGAAATAATAAGTTTCCGGTTCTACACTATTATTATCAATGTATTCCTTTAAATCTTTCAGTTGTTCAAGAGTCAAATTCTTTAAATAATTTTTGAGTTCTTCGGATATAAAAGAAAGTTTTTTGTGAAATGTTTCTTTTATGTTATATTTATCTTCCATGTTGTTCCTTGTTTAATATTCTCTTTTCCAATCTCTGTAACCAACTTCAAATGCTATTGGATCATATTTTTTCATGGCTTCTCCATATAAACCATCTTTGGCATACCATTCTCGTCTTTTTCCTCCAAGTATCCATTCATCGCTTTCGTAATCGGGAGCAACATCATTTAAATATTCTATAAAATCATCTTCTGTTTTCTCATCTCTTTCTGATTCATTTATTGAATTTTCATAGCACTCAACCAAAGAATCTTTTTCGTTTATCATTTCTTTATTCATTTTCTATATCCTCATTGTATTATTATTCATTTTTATCCAGCACTCCATCCCAGTTCCAGCAGTAAATTCGTTGATGTAACCAAATTCTTTGCTTCTCAGACGATGCTTATTTCTTTTATCTCTTCCCAACATGTAAATATTAAAACATTCAGGATCATTACATTCTATAATAATTCTCCTGCTATCACTTTCATAGACCAATTTATTTTTAAAAACTGTTCCTTCGTTGTCCGTATTAATTAGAACATAATCAGTTTGACTTTCTCTAACGATGAAAGCACTACCCTCATTATAGCTTGTGTTATATGCTTCTTTTAAATTCTTCGCATCTTCAACATTTATTACAGGAAAATTTGTGAAAAATTTATCCTGATACTTGTAATCAACTTGACCGATATCAGAAAAAGCGTCATCAGCATTTTTCATACTTCTCGGATAATCTACAGTACTGTCAGCTTTCCAAAAATCTTCTTCATCGTAACCATCATCGTAATACTGTGTATATCTCTTTTCTTTTTTGGCTACTGTCTTTCCGGGAACAATCAGGGTATCATCCGTCTGTTGTTCTTCTTTCAGGGATGCAGAACTCGTTTCTTTTAATTTAATGTAATCTTTCATTTTCATAGTAGTAAACCTTTTTCTTATTATTTATAAAATTTCAATTTAATTTTGTATAGATATAGAATTTATATTTCTATACATATCATACAAAGCTGTTCCCATGAAATCAACCACATCGGTATTGTTATTCATCTTATAATCATATACAACTTCATTAGTTCCAAGATAAGAAAATGTAACTGGTCGGCTTAATGTATCTCTTGATTTCTGATCCAATGAATAATTCGGAACACCAGAGAGTTGAACATTTTTAAATATAGTTGATTTCAGGGTTAGATCAGCATTAAATTGTGTCATGTTTCCAAATCCGCCAGATATCATAGCAATATTAAAATCTGCTTCTGTGTTGTTTATATGAACAGGATTGAAACTTGTAATTCTTATATCAATTTTTTTATCTTTTCCAATATCAAAGTATCTGGATTCTCCCATAAGATGTAATATCATTCTATCTATATTTCCTCGCATATCAACTGAAAAAGTTATTGTTAAATCTCCGTTATAAGATAGATTGTTTATTAAATCCATACTTTGACCCAACCGGCTGAAAGAAGATTTTTTTGAAACTATATTTGGAAACTGAATATTATCTACCATATAATTTAATAATACTGCTTGCTGTTGAGTTAAATCCAAAGAAGCCCCCTTTACCTTTTCGCTTTTTCCTAACCTGTTCCCCGATTTAGGAAAACCAGCAAGGGGATCATAATTTTCGTTTGTTCCTTTACTGAAAACTTTTTGTTTATTAAAATCATATAATGGATTTTCAAAAACATTATCATTTTCATGTAACAAAAATTCAACAAAGAATTTATTAGCATGAACAAATTCATTTCTAAATTCTCTGAAAAATATTTCCTTTGAAACCTTCGGATTATATACAATGTAATTTCCGCCCTCATACTTGACATCTGTTCCGAAACTTTCTGTTGTGGTAGTAAACAAGCTTCGGTATATCGCTTTCGCCCCTAGATGAGCCAAATAGCCGTTTAACGGAGGAATATAAGGTGATCCAGTCTTTTCGCTGATATTTCTCAGAATACTATCGGTTGCTCCTACCAAAAATCCGTAAGCTTTATCAGCTAAATGTTGAGCAAATCCTCTTCCAAATGCTGATCCGCTTCTTGTATATCCAAATTGTCCAAATATATCATCCATGCCTAAACCTCGATATTGTTTTTTAAAACCACGCCACTCCACCATCCGCTGTTCGGATTTCTTATTCCATTATTCGTTTTAAATTCCATTGTGACTTCATCATCTATATCAGGAATATCTCCAGCATGATATTTGGAAGCAGTTTTGTGATCACACCATATACCAAAAGTTTTATCTTTGAATCCATCAGAAATATCATGAACACCAAGTACCCTTACAAACACTCTTTCTCTTGCAAGTGGATCAATGTTGTTCAATACCTTTGCTATAAATATTCCATCAAGTGTTACATCAGACATCCGAAATCCTCTTTGTTTATTTTTATTTATAAAAAAAGAGAGAATAATTCCTCTCTTTTGGATGTTAGTATGTATTTATTTGTTTTTAATTATTTATTATTTTTTCAATTAATTTAAAATTCAGATAAGCCAACATTGATATGAATATTCCTCCAACTATCACGGTCATTTTATTTGGAGAGAGCATTGATTCAACAACAACCAAAAGCAAATAAATATCAATAATAATACTTAATCCGAGTAGTATATAAAACCATTCTCTTTTCATTTTTAATTCTCCTTTACTATTTTTAGATTTTTAATTCCAATTTTTTCTTCAATTTCTTTTATAGTCATTGTTGTTTCTTTTGGTCTTATCTTATCCCAATATGAATATGGTTGAACCCATTCTGGGGTGTGACAAATATATTTGTTATTGTGCATCCCTATAAATGTAACATCGAACCAATTAGAAGCCTCATCCATTTTTGCTTGAATTTTTTCTCCATTCTTTGGAGTCCATTTTTCTTCATAACGAACCAATTCATACATTTGTATGGTGTAAAAGAATTTCGTTCCACGATCATTCCAATAAATTTCACAACCGCCATCATCAAGCATTTTATGAATGTGTACTACTTTTTCAAGCAAACTATATAATAAGTGACTGGTATGGCTCAATTCTTTTTCTGATAATTCAGCAACAGATATAGTAGTGAGACCATCTTTATAATATTTTATCATATACTCGCCGTTACCCATATACTTCCAAATCTTACCCAGTCTGTTGTGATTAAAATATTCAGGAATAACAACAGGTTCATTATCTTTGAATTTTGGTTCATCTTGTTTAATATCACTCAAACTTCTAAATTCATTCCAATTTTTTGCCATCCGAACTGTTCCATTATATCCGCAAATTTCAATCAAATATCTATGATTTCCTACATAATCAATAATTTTACCAATTGCGTTTCCATCTGTAGGTTCATTTAAAACTACTATATCTCCGGCATCGTAACCAACAATTTCTTTTTTCTTGGTATCTGCCACAAAATGGCAAAATACGGTATTGGTTCTATCATATGTAGCAATATAATGTTTGCAAAATTTACATGCACCAGAATTTACACACCGCGAACTACTAAGATGTTTGTTATATGGACATGGTGTTAAGCAAGTACTACCATTCATCTGATATTTTATTTCTTCATAATTTGGATTAATAACTTTTCCATTGCGATCTATCATTTTTCTTTCCTCCATTAAAGTTATAGCCCCTACTCAGGGAGAGACCTTTCGGGGCTAATTTCGGTTAAGCTGCTATTGTTCTTATTGCATTAAAAGCATTCTTGCTCAGTTCATATCCTGATCCGAACAGGTTGCTGTATTCACGGTTTTCTTCGTTTCCTCTGTAGTGTGTTGTATATTCTGTAAATGAATTATACAAATCCCATTTCGTTCTTCCATTATTTCCTTGACCGCCAACGTAAAGATCAAGTATCTGTTCCTTGATGTTGATTGTTCTCGTCTTTGGAGTTCCATCCTCATTAACGGATTTTCCGATGATTGTATCAAGTATGTGATTTGTATAATCATTATTTATTTGTGTCTTGACCATTTCAAATGTCACCTGTTTCATTCCGTCAAAGTAGTCAAAAGCATTCTTCAAAGCGATCTCGGCAAACTGGACTTTCTGGGGCATTGTTATTGTGTGTCGGATATTCATTATACTCTTATCAGTTGCCATAACCAGACCATTAGTGCAAACCAAGCGATACATTGTGAAGAACACTTGATAAGATTTACTTCCATCAAAGCTCTGTACAATATGCATCTTTGGTGTGAGTTTATCATTTTCTTGCACATCAAAACTTTGCAGATTTGATGTATATACAACTTTTTTTCCACCTTCAAACACTTTCAATGAATCCAGTGTTATTTTTTCTTCTCTGAGGAGGTTATCAAAGATGTCAAACGATTCCGTGAGTTCCATCGGTTGATAGTCCTTTCCGACAATTCCGAGACAAGCGTGGTTATCTTCTCTGACGATGGCTTTGTGTGTGGAGATTTTATTTCCGAACTGATCAAACAGAGTTGATTCAGTTGTTTTCCAGTTATTTCCTGTTACTTCCAATGCTTCCGCTGCTGATTTGCAGTTTTCGATTTTAAAGCTTTCAAGTGTTTTCATGGTTTCTCTCCTTTTTTTTATTTATTCACAAACTTCTATAACTCGGCATTTAGAAAATCTCACTTTTCCTCTCTGCACAGTAATAATATCATTGATATTAACTTCTATATTAATTAAAGTATCTCCCTCGTTCCAATAATTAGGTGTTCCTCCATGTAATCCGTTGGCACAAGATACCGGATTGATATCGCTGTTTGGTTCTTCTGCAATTTCACCAATTTTATAAAGGAAATTTCTATCATAACTGGATGTAAATATAGTGGGGTCATCAGTTTTATTTACTCTTTTTGATATTAATATGATTTTTTGATTATTATATAGATTCATGCCGAGTTGATTTTTTAATGTATCCTTTATTGTTTCGTTTTTTGTTATATATCCAGTGATTATAGTATTTTCATCTTTTACCTTAGCATTTCCATATACCTTAGCATCTCCATAGACCTTAGCATTTCCATATACCTTAGCATTTCCATAGACCTTAGCATCTTCATCTACCTTAGCATTTCCATAGACCAGAGCATTTCCATAGACCTTAGCATCTTCATCTACCTTAGCATTTCCATAGACCTTAGCATTTCCATAGACCCAAGCATCTCCATCTTGACTTAGATTTTTCGCTGACTCAATCCATCCCCCGAGATCACCTTCGATGACATTACCAAAACTCTTTAAAGCTATGATTTGACATAAACCATATTTCTTTGTTTGTGTTAATTCATATTTTTTCATTTTTCTCTCCGGATTTTGTTTGTTGAGGGAAATATACGAAATAAAAAAGGCAATGTCAAGGAAAAAATTAAATAATAATAAAAAAATCCTCTGGGGAGAGACCAAAGGATTTTTCGTTACAGAGATAAAAATGATTTATGAACTACAATAGAAAGATAAACAAACTTTTTTATTTAGTCAACACCTATTTTGCATAATTTAAAGGAACTTTATCATAGCTCAATATTTTCAATGCTTGGATTCTATGATTTCCTTCTGAAATTTTTCCTTTTACAATGAATGGAGAATAAAACAAACCATTTTCTGCTATACTTTTTAGAAAATGATAAAATTCTGCTAAGTACATATTACCAAATCTTGCTATTGGTTCACCATTTTTACCATATTCAACTGTAAAATTTCTTTTTTCATTATTATATCCGGGAATAGAAAGAGCATCATCAATATCAACCCATTCATCTGGTTTAACTTTTAATTTCCATTCCGATATAGGCAAAGGATTTAAAGTTTGTTTAACATATCTCAAAAATTGATGCTTATCCATATTATTAAATTTATCATAGTCCTTGCTCCACTCATCATAAGAAACATATCCGTATTCATCAATAGATTCTTTCATTAATTGTTTTTCATAATCTTGAGATTTTAACCAACTCATTTGTATAAATTTTATAGAATGATTGTTTTGTTCTGCTCTTTTAAATATTTGTTTTATATCCCAATTATATTCCATTTCAATTTCATTGTGACCGTAACTTTCTGCTAAGTATATATGTTTCGTATCTCCGTACTGCTGAATTAATATAAAATGTTCTATTGTATTACTCAAGTCATACATATCTTCAATCATCGGTAATATATTTTTACGAGCCAGATCATCATATATATCAGAATGAATTTTTTCGGTTGTACACATAATCAATGTTCCGTCAACCAATATTACCCCTCTCGCATCTTCCGGTAATAAATTCCATTCTTTTGTTGTTCTCGGATTAACTATATAACCAAATGATTCCAATAATTTCTTTTCATACAGTTTAATTAAAATCTTATTCATACCCTACCACTTCATTATGTTATTATACTTATCGCTTTGTATTCCATCCGTGATCAGTGTTAATTGCTGAGAATATGCCTTTGGTGTAAAGCTGTTTGTTATTCCTTTAATTAAATACTTCCCTGTATAAACTTCGTCAGGGGTGCTATATTCTTCATTCTCTTGGGTCACGGTCATTTGTGATGGTACCTCCATTGTTATGATTTGACCAAGCTTCCTATCTTCATATCCTTGAACAGTTGCAATACATTCATACATCATTGTGTTCATCTTCATTAATATAGTGTTCAAGTATCCCGTGTTAAATTGATTCTTATAATCACTCGTGGAATAAACCTGACTTATATTATTCTGATAAACATTCAGCATATCCTCCGGAACATTTAAATAACCCGAAAGATGCTTATACATATTTTTCGTGTCATAAATATTTTTATTCGTTGTCACATACTGATTTTTTTCCATGTCAAAATAAACCAAATTCGTTAGCGACATTCCATGTTGGATCATGTTGATATAATTCGGAACTCTAACAAAATGCAGTGTATAAATTTTATTCATATTTTTGTTCGTTGCCGTCAGACTATGATTTTCATTTATAATTGTCTGAGAACTATTATCAAAATATTTTGTGTTGGTATATTCACTTGTTCCATTTTCAAATAAAGTCGGAAGTGTCACAAAATTTAATATTCCATTCATATCCTGATAGAACATGTAGCCCGATTTATTTTTATCTGAAACGGCATAATTTGAAATATCAGTAATAATTTTGATAGGTGACCATTGAGGAGAACAATAGGTTAATAAATTATTCAGAGAGGTGTCGAAGAATTTTGTTTTAACATCACATAAACGGCATAATTCCTGAGCAATATGTTGAAAACTTTTATTTGAAAACTGTTTGCTGATAGAAATATTGTAAGCATTTATTATATTCCCGGAAGTAAAATGAATTTCGAGATCACGGAACGGTCTTTTATTTAAATCAATTGGTGTCTGCAAGCTTTTAAATACATCAAAGGAATATGTTGTTACCGTATAATCAATATCTTCTTCTGTCTGTTTCTTTAGAGGAATAATCGGCTTATAAACCATGAGTTCAATTTTATCACCCTGTATCGGATTTAAAACCTGCCAACTGTCCCTGTCTGTTAATTTAATGTAACCTTGAAGTTGTGGATCAAATAAGTCCTGTGATATTCTGCACTCTGTATAATTAATTAGAGGAATATCAATTATGGTGTTATCTCTCTTTATGTATTTAATTCCTATTAGCATTTTATAACCGGTCTTTTAATTGTTTCATACAGTCCTTTGCTTCTTGTTTAGTGACCACCTTTATCATATCACTTCTGCTCACCCACCACAATTCTTCATAATCTCCATCATCGGTGTAAAAAGTTTTGGTATATAAATCATTCAGGGTTTTGCAATTTAAATCTTTTAAACATTTATCGGTATTTCTTTTATCTTCATATATTACGTCATCATCGTCATCATCTGATTTAACTATATCCAATCTCGTTCTACTTAAATTATCATCAACATGTTTTACAACTGTATAAAAATCTATATATGGATATTTTTCTTTTAATTTTTCGTATTCCTTTTTTAGCCAATGAAGAAGTTTTTTAAATTTGGGATTTTCTACAGTTTCTTTTCGGATTTTAATTAAATTTACATCCATTGTGATCTGATGTTTCTTGTTCACAAAGGTCAATGCAATATCATCAGATTTATAATAACCTGATGTGGAATCATCGTAACCGTAATCAACTATATACATTTTATTGTTCCAAATTCCCCACTGTGATTCTCTGCCGATATCTCTACCGCGTATTCCTGTTCTATCCATCAAGTCTATAAATTTTCCAATGTTATCGTGTACTTGCAAAAATTTTTCGGTTACTTCTTGTTTATTATTTTGTATATATATTCTTTGATTTCCATATGTTTGTTTTAAATTATCATACAGCAAATTGCATGTTCCGAACATATCTATTAATTTTCTATCAAATTCTCCTCCACTCGGTTCAGGAGCAAATGGCATCTGAATCCAATTTGAAAGATTATTATCTCCCCAAGTTAAACCTTTATTATTTTCACTGTCATCTATAATAGGAAGAAAAAATTCACTATCTCCGAATTTTCTCCAGAAGTTTAATTCCGCTTTGTTCTGTGCTATTCCTTCTCCGTTCAATGCAAGTTTAATTACGGTAGTCACTTTATCTCTCTCGGCATTATATTCAAGATCATATTTCTGTAATATTTCCGGTTTGAATTGTGAAACATCAACCATAACCTTAACAGCCATTCGAGATGATCCGCTTGCAATATAGTAGCCCATATCTTTTAATTTCTTTTTTAATTCATCAACTGATAATTCATAAGAACCAATGTGTTGTGGATCAAGAGCATCGGGATTATATTCTTTTGGGAGAGGAGTTTCGGTTAAAGAGAGGTATTTGTTTAGTAGGGTTTTATTCATTGGAGTATCTCCGACATCATAATATTACACTTATTTATAATTTTGAACGAATAAATAACCAATTTTTGTTAATTACTATATTTATTTGTTTTATTTTTATAAATATATTATATGAAGACAATTAAACTGCCGCACATAATGAGCAAAGAAAATAATGATCTTTTGTGTAAATATAGAAGAGAACAATCTTCAGCAATTCGTTTTTCTTTTAATAGATTGGCAGAAAATAAAACCGACAAAGAAATTAGATCATTAATTAAATCACTAAATTATAATCATATAGATTCATGGCTCAGTGTATGTTCTATTTTGAAAGCCAAACAATTTTATTCTACAGCAAAACAGCAAAAACAAAACAAAGTTATTTTTGCTCGTTCCTCGTTTATAGAATTAAATGCTAAAAAAATAACAAAAGAAGAATTTAAACAAAAAAGACTGTTTAATTTGTGTATAGATGGTGAGGCTCTGTACAAAGGAAACAGAAAAGTTAATTTAAACATAGAAAAAAATAATTCTATAACTATAAAATTATCAAAAAAAGACCACATAGAAATAAAATTACCGAAATTAAAGAAATCTTTCAAAAGACAGTTATTATTATTATTAGAAAAGTTGGCAAATAACAAAATAATTCCTTTTAAAATAGAGTTAAATGAAAATTTTATTTATTTTTCTTTTGAGTCAAACGAAATACAACGAAAGAAAAATATGCTAAAAAAGCCGCGACAAAAACGGAAATTAGAAAAAAAATTAATGATGAGTTAAAACTAATAGAAAGTCATCAATCAAAATTTATACTCGGTATAGATATGAATCCAAATTATATTGGATTATCGGTTCTAAAATTCTATAACCCAAATGATAAAGATAGTTTTAAAATTATAGAAAAACAAGTCATAGAATTTACGGAATTAAATCAAAGAAAAAATAAAACATCAACAGAAAATATTTCCATAAATAATAAGAAAAAATTTGAAATTATTCAAGTAGTTCATAAAATAATTAAATTGGCAAAACATTATAATTGTTCTAAGATTGCAATAGAAGACCTTAATATAAAATGTGGTGATAGCAGAAAAGGAAAGAACTTTAACAGATTTTGTAATAATATTTGGCACAGGGAATTATTCATAAACAAACTAAAAATGTTGTGTACAGAATTTGGTATAGAATTAGTGGAAGTTAATCCTGTATATAGTTCTACTATAGGCAATATAAATTATGGAAATGAATATACACCCGATATGGTAGCTTCAAGTATTGAAGTTGCTCGTAGAGGATTTAATAAATATATAAAAGGATGGTTCTACCCAAAACTGATGATTAGAAATAAGCTAAACCAATGGAAGGAAGAGGTTGATTTTAGTCGGGGTTGGGTTGCTATCCACGAACAAATTAAAAAATCTAAAGTGAAATATAGGTTTCCTCTTGTTCCTGAGTTATTCCGTGAGGTTTTTAGAAATAGTTCTGCAAAGAGTAAAGTTTTGGTTTATAAAACTTAAATAGATTTGTATGATTATTTTATTTTAAACTCGCCCATCGCTATAAATTCACCCATTGCTGTGTTTATATCTCCAAAGAATTGTTTGATGTCGCTATAGTTCCAGTAATCTTTCTTTGGATTCAGTGTCAGACCATATTTAATTATCCGGTGTAAATAATTTTTAAAAGAATTAAATCCAAACATTATTTCAGAAGCAACTTGAAAATCTGCGGGACTGTTTCCACTTGATTTTAATTTCGGCAAGAATACATCTTTTATTTTCGTTCCAATTTCTATTCCACTATCACTCATATACAGTAATTGATTTGGATAAGCATCTTTTAGAAACCAATTTACAACTGATATAGATTTTTTAATAAATTTATCCACTTTCTTTTCAAATGAAGGATGTTCAATATCGGTATTTAAAATATCCAAATTCAATTCATTTAATTCTTTTAATTTATCAACCAGCATTTTTCCATTTGGTGCAAGAGTTCCCATTGGATAATCAATTTCCCCGGTATCAACAAATGTTTTAATATCAACTGCCATTCTCGTCTGTGTATCATTTATCATAATACTTGGATCAGGATTATAACCTTCATCCATCAAACTTTTAAATATCTGTCTGTAAATAGGAATATCTTTCTTTTCATAGATGTAATTGTTTCCCCAAAGAAATAAATGGAAGTAACCATTTGCAACTTTTAAATCATATAATAGATCATATCCGGTGTGGTGTTCATCTCCTCGTGCAATTGGAATAAATGTTTTATTTTTTAAGTTAAACATTATATAACCAACTTCTTGGAATTTTCCTTTATTACTCGGATCGGTGTTATTTGCTATAAGAACTTTTGCTTCCCATTTTCTGGTATCGTTCCAATCATCATTCATCTTATAGTCCAAAGGATTTACTTTTGGATCAAGTTTCCAGATTGATTTTGGAGAAGATTCTTTTAAATTCTTTTTATTTTCTTTCATTCCAACATATCCATCAATTTCAGTTAAACCTAATTCTGCCAAAGCATTTGCTCGGTGTGATCCATCTATAATATCATATTTTGTATATCCATTATCACCCACAACTATCGGCAAATAATTTTTTGTTTTATTATACATTTTTATAAATTGTTCAACTTTAAAATCATCAAGACTAAATTCATCCAAATTTAATTTATTTAATGGAATTTTTTGTTTTATAAAGTAATCATATTTATCGCAGTTGAAATTGCAATCTTCAATTTCTTCATCATCATAAACAGAATCGTGAATTGATTCAATGTAGTCAGTTATTTCGCCGGGTTGTAATTTTTTTCCAATTGGTTCATCTTTTAATTCAACCGCTAAATCAATTTTCCAATTATTCATTGCTCTTATCCTTTAATGCTTTTAAAAAATTTGTAAGATACGAGGGACTAATTATTTTAATGTTTCTTCTGTTATTGTAATATTCAAACAGCATATTCTGATAACATCTCAAAGAATATATATTGTATTCGGTGTACAAGGTATTCGCAAGTTCTAATATTTCTTTATCATTTAAAATCCAATCAAAAGGATTATTGATATCATTCAACATTAAAAATATCCACCAGAACTCAGTATTACCATATAAATTATAACTCAATTTATCCAACCTGCTGTCTTGGGGTACAATATAATCAATTATCCAAGCATTGTCAATCACATTCTTCCAGTTTTTCATCGAACTTAATTCTTTCATATTTAGAACTTGTGATTGATAGTAGTCGAATTTAATTCCATTCGTTTTATTATATTCCGTCAGGTCTATTGTATTTTCTTTGAATAAATCGAAATAGTTCATTATATCACCTTCGTTTGATCTTTTGATACTGTTTCTTTCGTTCCATAATTCACAATATCCAAAGCACTTTTTATTATTCCACTATTATCATCACCCAATGATCCGGTTGGTCTAACCATAGAGTGCATAGATTTAAATACAAGGGATAATTCATAACCAAAAGCATTTGCACCATTGTCATCTTTATAGAATGGTGTATCTGATCTACTGCTATCATATATAAATTTAGCATTGATAGATACTAAATTCATCCACGTATATTCCCTCATTAAAGAAAGATATGTTGATTGTTTTGTATAGTAACCAATATCAAAAATTAAAGGAGATTGCAAAATTGGATAAGCTTCAAAATCTTCTATTTTTCCTCCGAGTCTTTGTGGCAATCCTGCATATTTAAAAACATTTACGAGTAGAGATATTTTTTCTGCTTCATCTTTATCGTTTGGCAGTAAAGTAAAATTTAAAGTTTGATTTAAAAAGTCTGGTTCGCTATAAACATTAACCATACGCGGATCAACATATGCATCTAATCCTATACTACCTTGGTCTTTTATTGTTTTGTATGCTTGGTTTAGTCCCGTTCCCGTTGATATACCTTCTAATACGGTGTCAAGTCCACCCATCAATGCCTCACTTGCAGTACGAAACCATCCCTGAGTTCGAGCATTATCATCAAATATTGCTCCAGTTAATCCTAATGTTTTTAATCCTTTATATTGCGGAGCATTTGAATAATTCGTATCTTTCGGAATGTGAGAAATAAAATGGAATCTATAAAGTTTATCAGCCATTTTCATATCTTCTGCATCTTTCTGTAGTTTAAATTTATAAGGAAAAGCAGATATAATACAGTATGGAGAATTTCCGGTATCTATGTCACTTGGATATTTAAAAACATTATTTTTTGGCATATTATTCCTTTATGCAAATTTAGGAAAATCTTTATCGTAAGGAACGGGAACATAAACAACTTTTACATTTCCATTACTTCCGATATTATTTATAGTATTGTTCAACATTGATACCTGCTGTTGAGATTTTTCATTCTTTTTTATTGCTGTATTTTTTTCCCATACCGAAACAGTTGCAACATATAATTCAAGAACAGTCTTTTTTATTTCATTTGGATCAATGTAGCTTGTTTCGGTTTTTAATTCTTTAAAAGCTTCCTTTAAAGATTTTATGAGGCTTTTATTACTGCTATCTTTATTTCCGGGAAGATTAGTTCCAATTACAACAAGATCATCTTTATCATAAGGAGTTACTTTATCACCATGAACAATTGCATCTTTGACTGTTGATCCGACTGATGGAACTTGAACCGGTGGCGGTGTTTTTGCTGAATTTGCCTCTCTTTCTCTTTTCCACTGTTCTTTTGATTTGGTTGGTTTTTTTAATTTTCCCTTGCTGTCAACGCCAGTTCTTATTATTTCTTGCATATCAGCATTAGCATCTGTGTATTTTATAGCAGCACCCTCTCCACCACTCATATCCCAAGTAGTATCCGTGGCTTCGTATTCTTTTGCGGCTTCATCTAATTGTGCTTTTGCTTGATCCACCAAATAAAGTTGTTCTTCAGAAAATTTGGAATAATCAACTGGTTCATCATTGCCAAATAAATTAAATGCATCTCTAATTACATCATATATTGAATAGACTGTTCCGCCCAATATACCAACAGCCGTTCCTACTGTTGCTATACTTCCAGCAATTGCAGTTAATGGGGGCAAAAATTTCTTCATCAGCGGTTCAAGGGCTTTATATATAAGCAAATCATCAACAATGCTATTATTCTGAGAACCTTTTATATCATTTAATTTATCCAATAATAAAGAATTATCAGAAGAAGTTTTTTCAACTGTTTTGCCCGTTCCCTTTTCGCCTTTTTCTTTTCTTTGTAAATCTAAATCTTCATCTCTTTCCGTGTTGTATTTGAAAATATCTGTTATTATTTTCTTTATATCAAATATATCCTTTCTCATTGCTAAGGTATGAATCAACATCGGGTCTTTCTTACTATCCTTTCCGACACCAAACATTCTTTGTAAAGCATTCATCCAATCAGAAGAATTTGATTTATTTCCTTCTGGAGTAAACACTTTGTTGTTTTTTACTATTTCTATTCCGTTTTCACCAACAATAGTTGCTTCATTCGGATTTATATCTCCGCCGTATTTTTTTGCTGGTGCAGTTTTGGCAGTTTTCTTATTCTGAGATTGGTCATATATATCAGTCCAAGATTTTTCTGTAAGTATTCCTTTATTAGATGCTATACTCTTGCTTGTGTTTGTTCGCATCCGGCTTTCAAAATCCAGCAACTCCCGTTCAAGCGAAGCTTCATCTAATCCTTGTGTTTCGAGTTCTTCTTTATATTTCTCGGTGTAGGTATCAATCATTGTTTCGTGGATAGGTAACACTTCGCCTCTGCCCATCTTTCTGCTCGTGAATTTCCTCATCCGTGTTCCGAGTTGTTCACCCCAAGAACCAAGTGCTTTATTTATTCCGAATATTCCTCCACTCTTTGAAAGAATTTGTTGGAATGATTGTTTCCCTTCTTCCTTTCTCTGATCCTTGAGGAAGCGATCAATCATTTTGTTTATGTCACCAGTTGATTTACCTGTTACATCTATTCCGAGTTTTATTCCAATTTTAGTTTTTAATTCTCTATCTGTTATATTAGCAGATGCTTCTTGATGTTGTGATAGTTTTTCATCAAGTTCTATTAATTTATTGACATCAACATCTCCAGTTTTTTTATCAACAACAATAACAGATTTTCTTTTATCTTCAATATCTTTTAATTGTTTTAATTCTTTTTTTACTTTATCTTGTAATCTTTTTAAATCAGTCTTTTTTCCCCAGTCAAGTTTAACATTAGTATTTTTTATTTCTTGTTCAAGTTTTTCTATGACAGCATGATATTTTTTAAATTCTTCATCAATACTATCAGTGGTTTTATCAAATTCATTTTTTAATATGTATATCCGATGTTCTATGGATCGGAGAATTGATGTTTTATATGTTTCTCTGCGTTTTTTTGCTTCGGTTTCATCAAATCCCATAAGCTTGAGATACAAGTTGATCTTTTTCATACCATCAGTATATATTATATCAACTTCTTTTAGAGTTTTTGCTTCTTTTATGCGTTTTTCAATTAAGTCTTTATCTTTTTTAAAGTCCCAAGTTCTTTTATATTTTTCCGATGGTGTTAATTCTGCCATATCTACTCCGCTTGTTCATTCTGGATACTGTTCGTGGTCATCATATACTCAATGTCAAATTCATAAGGAAACATATTATCTATTTCCGCGTGACTGTATCCGGCATGTTTCTTCATAACGAACCGTCTTTGTGTGAATTGTTCCAAAGTTAAATCAGTCACGCATTTACAAAAAAATACGGTTCATCCACAGTCAAAGGATATTCCTTGTTGCAATTCTTACAAGTTCTTTGATCTTCGATCCAGAATATTATTTTTTTATCACCCATGTATTTCAATAGTTGTTTATATTCCAAATCAGGATCAATGTTCTTGCCAATGAATTTTTTAATATCATCAATATCCACATCTTCATAAACAATATTTTTTATTACCAATTTTTTAATACTGTAGTGTAACATATCATTTGCTGTTTCAAAGAAGTTTTTATCTTCCCTATCTTTAATTATTTCAAGTTCTTTGATATAAGGAATCTGTTGAAAAATTATTTTGTCTCCATTCGCTATTGTGTATTCATATTCTTCTTCAAAAGTGTCCGGATCATATTTGGTGTTATTCAGAATATTTATACTGTAAGCATCATATATCCAGTTGCAATGAGGACAGTAGTGAGGTCTGAATATACTTGGATCATTTGACATGCTTCTGATAACACTCATCGCAAAAACAAAATCCGCCTTATGCATATTATCAACTGTGTTATGATCTTCCGGGTGAACACAAGCTTTGAATAATTTAAATGTTTCGATGTTCCTGTTGTATTCAGAATCTTGTGTGGTTATTGCGTGGAGATATTTTCTTATTTCCTGTGTCAAATACTTTCTCACTCTGATTATTTTTTTGGAAAACTTTAATTCCAAATCCTGATATGATTGATCATCTGTGTTAAATACTTCCTGTGGTAACTTCATATTAACTCCCTTTTGTTTTTATTTATTTATAAAATTTTGAAAATAAATGTTGACAAGAATGAAAAGATTGTTTACCTTTCTATTGTAGTTAAGTTTTCGGTTTTATGTTTTCATTTCCGAAAAATCCTGAGGCCTCTCCCCTTGGGATTTTTTATTTAATGAAGAAGATTTTAATCTTTTTCCTTGACAAATGAATTTTTATTTCGTATATTTCCTTCAACAATCAATCAGGAGAGAAAAATGTTAAAAATTTATGGTAGAAGAACCAACGAAGCCAAAGCTCTGATGAAAGAATTGACAGAAGAGAACTATAAAGAACAACTGATTGATAGAATAAACAAAAATGCAGAAAAACTCACAGAAGAAGTAAAAGCAAGAGATACACACGAAGAAATGATAAAGTGGTTTATTAAGGTAATAGAACAGGATAAACAGCAAGTAACGCGGATGGTAGCAGAAGAAACTGGTGATATGTACTCTGCTTGCTGGGTGGTATTGGATGGAGAAAAAGACTTGATAAAATTGTTAAACGATGATTATGGTTGGTATATCGAGGAACATCTCTCGCGAAAATAAAGCGATCTCTCCATTGTCCTTATATATTTTTTTCAATATAGTTCTAACAACCATTCGTTTTTCTTTTCCCCCATCATCAAAGGAATCAACTATTATTTTAACATTATAGTTTTCAAGATGCAAACATATTTTGACATATCCGTTTGCTTGTCTCTTTTTTAATTTTTGATATGCTACTAAATTTATTTTATTTTTGATATGTGAAAGTTCGGAATCATCAGGTACACCAAGTTCATCAATGAGATGTTTTATTCCTGTAAGAACTCCAGCTTCATCCAAATCATTCATTGACCGATCATACCGAATATCATCAATATGAGTGGTTTTTCCCCAATCTCCGTTTCTGCTGAAGTAAATGTCCCATCCGCTGTAGTTTTCTTTATAGATAGCCTGTTTATAGTCTTTTGGATGTTCTAAAAGGAGATAGTATTGTTCCATTAGGATTTTATTCATAATAATATTCCTTCTCGTTGCTGTCTTTTGAATTTTGCTTCTTGTATTTCTGCTTCTGTAAAATCTACACCATTTCCACTCATAAAAATATAACCAGAAGCTCCCTGAAAATCATCCAATTCTGTCAAGTTTTCATTGTTCATACATTCAAAATCATTTACAACAAACGGTATTCCTTTTAATGATGTTATATTACCACATCTCACTATGCTGATTTTACAACCATCTGTTTGAGATATTCCTTTCAATGACTGTAATTCATCACAGGTCGTTATATATATTTCTCCACCATAAAGTAACTCAGAGCAACCTTCCAATGATTTTAAATTTTGGCAGTCTTGTATTTTTATTTTGTAGGGACTATATTTCGGCATACCTTTAAGATTTATAAGAGAATTACAAGAAATAATATATAAGTACCGACCTTTCATTTTTTCTGGCAATCCTTCCAACGATTTTAAATTTTGGCAGTTTAGTATTGATATATCTCCCTCAACACTATTAATCTTAAAAGGAATTTGTTCAAAATCTTTACCATCCCATATTAAATTACTAAAAACATCAACTGATCCATCTGGAAGAACTTTATAAGGAACATCCAAATATTTATAGTAAATATTAATATTAGACTCAGACTGTAATATTTTTCGAGCCTTTTCAATTATATTCATGTTTTTTGGATTACTAAAAATATCCTCTTGCATATCAATTTTTGTCCATTTATATAAATCCGATGTTCCCATTTCATCATCTTCTTCATTAAATATTTCAAATCTATCATTTTTTGGATATATTGCTATGGCATATTTTGTTTTTAAATTGTTAAACAGTTTATCCGTCTTTATTATATAAATTAAAACTATTTCGCCTTTATATGTATAATTCTTCCAGTATTTATTATCGTTCATTGCTGTGCACCATTGTCCTTCACAACCACCGATATTTTTAGATGCTATAAGTTTACTTGCTTCATGGTTCAAAGGGATATATCCATAAAGATCAAAATTTCTTTCACCGTTATATTTATCAACCCACAACTTATCTAATGGAAAAATTAAATAATCTTTTCCCTCAGTTAAACCCGCGATACCAGAACTTTTAACCATTTTCTTTCTTTCTGTTTTGCTGGTTTCCATCACATCTTTGAAGTCATCGAATTTTAGTTCGGGATTCAACCAATCAATTTTATTTTCGAGATTTGGTTTCCTTTTGAAGAAATCAATTAAAATATCTTTCTCTTCATGAGATAAGTTTTTTAACTTTTTAATTAAATGATCTTTCTTTTCAAATAGAAGTTTAAATTGTTCTAATAAATTCATTTCAAGTACCTTATTATTTCAGTTATTTTCTTATCAATGTTTTCAAATTTATCTGTATAAAACATTTTTTCTTCGTTCTCATTCAACACATGGAAATAGTATCTCATATCTCTTGATTCTTGATAAAATTCTATATAGGTGTTTTCATTCAACATACACAATGTTTCGCTATCCTTGTGTGTTACAATAAATCCCTGTTCTTCAAATATATCCTGAATTTCGAGAATTTTATCTTTATTCATTATGTAACATTCCATGTATAGTTCCGTGAGATTATCCAACAGTTTTTTTCCTTAAAAATTCTTGATTCAATAAATTAACTGTTTGGGATTTTGTGACATGGTTAAATGGTCTGATCTGCTGTTCACTTAAATCTTTCATAACGATAAAACCTTTTCTTAATGCCATTTCGGTATAGAGCAATTGAGCGATGAAATAAGCATCTATGATATCTTCGTAAGGATGATCTGAAATATATTGTTCCGGAATATTTAGTTTATTTCCATCTGCTTTATAATATTTCAGCATTATATCTTTATCAGCATTTCCATTTCCGGAAGCAAACATTTTAATTACAGAAGGAGAATAAAGTCTTAATGTTTTATTATTGTTGTATAATCTCCATTTCAATACACCGGTTGTTTCTGCCAAATCGAATACACGCCCGGCACTACTGTATGAATAATTTTCAATTCCAATATAATCACAATCTTTAACAAATTCAACAGCATTATCCGACATGATATTTATTTTTTCATAGTCATCCATATCTTTATCACAAAATCTGATACAATGTTCGCCAATTGGAGGTTTTGGATTCTTTGCTTTGACTGCTGTTATTCCGAGATATTCTTTTTTGGTTATAGAAAAATCTTTATCATCAATAAAAAATTTAACTATTCCGGGACTGTTCTTGCTGTAATCAATTCCTGCTATTATCATTTATCCTTCCTTATAATTTTCTTTTTTTATGAAAATTAAGATGTGAATTTAATTCTTTTGCTTTGTTTAAAATTTTTTCTAAGTGAACAAAATTATTTATATCATTAGGATTTATACTTTCGCTCAGATATATATCCATTGATTCTTTATATCTCTGAACAGGAATGATATCTGATTCTGGATCAATCCAACCAATCATGCCTTGATTAAAACGAAGTATATCTTTCCATTGTTTATTTATTAGTTCTTTATTAAAAAGAACGGTCATTATTTCTTTGTGAATAGCATAATAAGGCATATCATCATTATTTAAATTAGAAAGAACAAATAAATTTCCATCTTTATCAAGTATTCCCCTTGCGTTATCCTGAATATATTTCATTTCAGAAAAGGAAGGATTTTTATAGATTTCAAAAGTGGCATTAGAAGTTTTGATTGTATCCACTATTTCCTCTGTTAATAAAAATTTGTATTGTTCTTTTAGATTCATTTTATTCTTTTCCCATATTTTTTAAAATCAGTTGGATTTTTTTGCAATTTTTTAATGCTTTCTATATCAATAGGCATTTCCCATATTTCTGATATTTTGGCTTTGCCTTCCATTGATATACTTTTTCCAATTCTCATCAATATATATTTTAATTCGGTATTCATTTTTTTTGAGCAAACTCTTTCCTACCTTTGTTCCCCAACCATAATCATCCATCGCTTTTCTCAAAGTTGACAAGTTTACATTATATTTAATAAAATGAGTAATTGTTATTTCATCATCGGATAATGTTAAATCAGTTTTTACATCACCTTTGTAATTAAATTTATTTTGAATTAATGATGCTATTATATCTTCATCCGGTTCAATATCGGTTAAATCTGATCCATTAACCACACAAATTAATGGTGATTCATTTTTATTATTCAAAAAATAATTAAAAAAAGAATCAGCAGAATTACCACCCAAACCACTAAACAATCCGCCATAAGCATAAGTCAAGGCATATTCAATATCTGTCGTTAAATATGATCTGTTATACATTGGAGTAAACATTTTCGTAGATTTTTCATCGTGTAAGTTTCCGGGATTAATATATTCTGATTTTAATATTTCTTTATTTCTTGTACCATGATAATATACTTTATTTTTGTGGATTTCCAGTGGCGGAGGAGTTTCCATCAACTTTTTAAATTGTTCACTCAATTTCATCTATTGCCCCTTTCCGTTGGTTAAATATAATTTTTCAAAACTCGCGCTCACATTTTTTAGTTGAATATCGCTTTTATTTCCACTTAAATCAAAATCCCAATCATCAAAAGATCGGAACATGCAATTTTCAGCAACAATAACCCCCTCTTGAGAATTTATTTCTATTGCTGATCCATCATTTTTATATTTTAATGGAAACACATAAACATTAAATTTTAAATCATTCGGATAACATTTAATATAACCGCCATTATAATCATTGGAAGAATGGAAGTAGTTATTCAGAAATAAAGATAAATCAAAAGAAGCCGATTCAATTATACGGAACTGAATTAAATTCTTGCTACTGTTATCTAAACCAGACGGATGGCTTTTTATTATATTGAATATATTCTGTTCAACAACATTTAAACCTTTTCCGGGAATAGATATATCCATACAGTTGATAGATAATAGTTGGTCAATTGTAGAAGCAATTTCTGTGGTATCTTTTCTGTTGGTGTATAGTTTGTTGTATATATTCTTTATATGATCTTTTTCAATATCAAACCGAACATAAGTTAATTCAGATATTAAACGATTTTTGATGTGACTATATTTCAAGAAATCATTATTATTTCTAAAAACTTCTAAATCAGCTCTATCCGGTTTATTCGCTTGTATTCTATCTTCCAATTTATTTGCCATATCGTTAACCTACTATAAAGTTAGCTGGTTCATTGTATGTTTTATCGAGTTCTTCTTTTAATTCTGTTTGAAGTTCTCTGCCCATACTTAAAGCGAAATCAGCATCAAATTTCATACCACCCGGAAGAGGGGTATCACCATAAAGTTTTAAGTTTGTTCCTACCCTGATCCACGCCAACGCCAACACATATTGTCTTAACCAAGGATGATTATACATTCCGTTGTCATCATCGGCAACATCATATAAATATTTGTAGCCCTGAATGATTGTTACATAACTTGCTTCCGGGGGAGAGACCAATTTTAATTTCTGATCCATTTCATTGTAATCAAAATCCAATTCTTTTACAATCATTTTTCTCATTGACTGCATCCATCCTCTCGCCAAATAAATATCAAGCATACTAAATGTTCCATAAGTTCCAGATAACCTTGAAGGATTGCTCATTATCATGTTGTCTGCTATAAACCTATCTATACTCATTATATCATACGGATTAGCACTATACAACACCGCAATAATGCTTCTTGCTCTGACAGGTAATGTATATTCTTTTGCCCCCATTGTCAAGGATAAAGATGCAAAAAATTCTTGAACTGCCATACTGGAATGTTGTTCAAAATACTGTATAGCATCTTGGATGATGTAATCAAGCTGCGCCTCTGTGAGATAAACCTGCCGAATTTGTATTCCCAATTGATTAAAAATATACTCTATTAATTCTGTTTTAGCACTCATTATTATCCTCTTTTTATTTTAATTAAATTATTCATACTAATTCTTTTATTATTATTTATAATTTTAAATCTTTTTACTTGACATTTAAACAAAGTTTGTGTATATTTACTTCAATAGCAAAATAGGAGAGAAAAATGTTGATAATAACTGATAAAACAAAGTTTGAAGAGGAAAGAGAAAGATTATCAAGAATAGATTGTTTGTCTTGTATGATTGATGAATTAGTTGAAATGGCGGATGAAAGCACAAAATCAATTAAAAAAGTATCAGAGAAAGAATGTTGGAAAATTATCAATAGAAAGAAAAATTATATGATAAAGAAAAATCCGGTATTAAAAACTGATTTGGAAGAATTTATAGAATTTATCAAGAACGAAAAACTTGAATTGAAAACTCTGAGAGAAATAGCTACACACATCACACGATACTACAAATCGGTATTATAACACACTATTCATACTTTATCCATTTTCCATCTACCAGTCGCGAATGTAGTTCCAAATGAGGATAATCGTAGAAATTATCATTATATTCAAAATCCCCATTAAAATCCATTCCCACTCTGAGTTTAATATTATATTTTGCTAAAGCATATCCCTGAATGAATCTCACCAAATCACCAAATCTTCTTGCATCTTTCCATTCAATAGGATAGGGAGTTATATCAACAGCCAAAGACGGTTGTTTATTATGTTTTCCGTTGGGGAATTTTACTTTTGATTTACCTTCAGCGAATGCTTTGTTCTGATCTATTTCGTTTCTATAACCACAAAGTATAGAAAAATCTCTGTACTGAATTACATCATTCATTATCATCTGGATATCAGGATGGCAGGTCAATAATTCTGATGCTGATTTTTTTCCAAATTTATAAGGCTTTTCGTTAAACAATTTGAACCTCTTCGTTTTTATTTATTTATAAAAAACAAAGAGATTTTATTGGCAGTGGAGTTATATTATAATCTTTGCTGTTGATCCTTTCATTTGATCGTTCACTAAAACTTTTATACTACCATACGGAGAATAATGAATATTGTGACAAGTAAAGTCTTTAGGATCGGCTTCTGGGGTTTCCAACTGCAATCGTTCATATACATTTCTGCTTACTTCGATTGCTTTAATATTTCGATTGCCTATCCATTTTTTAATCCTTCTTACTTCTCTTGATTCTTTAGAAAAGTATCTAAAAATTTTCCACATTATTATCCTTTCTTATTAATTTCTTCCAACTTTCTGATTTCTTTTGCTATATTTTCACAGATACTTAAAATCTGATCATACTTCTCTTTATCTTCCTCAGTAACAGCACACTGCATTCCGTAACCACCATTCGGATTTAAACTTTCGGAGTAGTATAATTTTTCCGTTTTAATAGTCAGATCATCAGTGAAAGGATCATGGATATCAATTGTATAACGAACTACAGGTTGCTTGATATATCCCTGTTCTTTTGCTCGTTTGTATGCTTCTCTGTAATACTCAGGAATCAACCCGCCTTCTTTAATGTCATTTTTCAATAAACTAACACATATTGAATTAAAATTTTCATCTTCTATTGCACCCTCATCTTTAAATCCAATAATGATTTCTGATTCGTCTGGGCAATAGAACAAATCATATTCATTAAATTGACCGAGAAATTTGCAGTGAGGACAGGCAATTGTTTCAAATCTGATTTTATCTTTCATTTTATTTCTTCTCCATTTTATTATATTTTCCCAATACTTCTTCCATGAATGCAATTCTTTTTTGAATAGCATCAAAAAGTTCGCCAGAAGAAGCAGCGCTGGAAATGTTTTTGTATGTGTTGTTTACGCAAGGATATGCCACCCCACATATAGAATATTGAATAAAGACAACAATCACAATAAAATCCATCCTTACATAGTTTGTTCGCTTCAATACAAAGAGAACAATCCTCTGTATGACCAAATCCAGTAAGCTTGCTCATTACTTCCGCGCCGACATAAGAATATGTGTATGCCTCATCATCAAAAGGAATTGATTTAATTGTTTTTTCTAATTTTTCTTTTGTTAATGATTTATATTTTTTGATCAGTTTTTTAAATTCTTTGATGTTGTATTTGTTCATTTTATTTCTCCTATATCCATTTATCAACAATTTCATCCAATTCTTTTCCACCGAGAAATACCAAATAATCACTCATTGATCCATTGATATCCTCATCATATCCCATTTTGTGTAGATGAGTGTCTAATGCAACAATATCTAATGCAAATTTTTTGGACATCGCTGTTAGTAGTCCGTCCTGAAATCTCGTTATATCTTTGCCTATGAATTTTTTGAAAATTGCGTTTTCTTCTGCTGTTGGTTTATTCATTTTCTCTCTCCCTAATCTTTAAATATCTTAATTGGATTTCTCGGATGACCTTCCACCTCTCGTCCTATTATTTTTCTTAATTCCAAAAAAGTGTGATAACTGCCAACGAGTCCAGTAAATTCAGAATAAATATTTTGAATTAAAGTTCGCACTTCATCTTCAGAAAAAGTTGGAGGAGAAACCTTTTTAAAAACAGTACCATCTAAACCCAAGTATTCTTCGATTAAGCTATCAAGTCCACATTCATCCATATTTGTGATCCAATCGTGTAGTCTGTATATTTTTTCGTTTTTATCCATCTTATACTCCATTTTATTTTTAATCGTATATACCAGTTACACCAAAACGACCACCACCAATTTCAACAATCACACAAACATCATATACTTCCATTATTATTCTTCCTGATGGAGTATTTAGTCTGCAAAATTCAAAACCTTTTTCTTCAAGATATTTTTGGATATTACATGACATCGTAATTTTTCCTTCTATTTCTTTTTTTATGGCTTCATATAATTCTGGCATTATCATTTTGTTCTCTCCTGTTTAAAAATTTTAGTTTAGTGGAAAGGTTTCATCTGCTACCAGAAAATTCTCTTTTGATTTTATGATTGTTTGCCATACGAACTGGTTATCTTCTTACTCATCAATTCCTTATTATCAGTAAACCACTAAACTATTTCAACGAACAGAGGAAATATAACACAATTTTATTCCAATGTCAAGTAAAATCTTCATAAAATAAAAAAGGGGCAATAATAGCCCCTTGATAGAAATTGATAAACATTATTTCTTGTCTTTCAACACCTTTTCCAAATCTTCTTTTTTCATTCCACTGGTATTTATTCCCATATCAGCCACTTTTTTCTTCATTTCAAGAAATTCTGCCAGACCGGTTCTTTTGGTTTCAGTCTTTTCGGTTTTCTCGACTTTCACTTCTTTTTTTGTTTCTTCCTTTACTCTTGTGAAATACTGACCGAAATCATTCATGATTTTTTCATCTATTTCAATTTCTTGTCCCGGAATGAGATGATATGTTTTTCCGAGAGCCATGAAATAAAAAGCTCCGGGCTTCCCTGTTCGTTTGTTTACTGTTACTTTGATTTTCGCCATGTTTTTGAATCTCCTTCTGTTTTATTTTTGATTGAATAATACGATCCTTTTGTCACCAAACTGTCTAATGCAGTTCCATTTTTGTCGTGTGTTCCTGAAATAATGAAATCATCATCATCCCACACTTTAATTTTGCCTCTCAGTGTTACACCATTTTTTAGAAAAACTTCCAGAACACTATTTTCGTGATCTCGGAAGAAAACATCTCGAACAGCACTCATTCACACTCCCACCTTTATTTTTTCTTAGTTTTTAATTTTTTGACATTTTCATTCATAATGTCAATTTGTTCTTTATAAATTTTTTTAAACTTTTTTAATTCTCGGATAAGACTGTTTATTTTGTACATATTGTTTTTGATATATGTTTGTGTTTCTGAACTATCCCCATCTATATCAAAATCAAATTTTAATTGAGTATTACAATCTTTCATTTCAATGTGTGCATCTATTCTTTTCATCTTGTAATCACTGCATTTGTCTTTGCATTTTTTACAATTAAAATTGTTTTCACACAAATCAATGTCACTTTTCCAAGCGATGTATGCTGTTTTTTCACCAAGCATATTGTTTAAGAATCCTCTTTTAGTTTGTTTATATCTCCGATAACCATTTTTCATCTGCGGTGTTCCTTACTGAATCCAACACTTTATTGACTTCTGCATCCACTACAGTATTATTTATATTTTTCATAATGTCAATGTTGTCAGTTTTTAATTCAATAAGTCTTTGTTTCAATTTTGATACACCAACCATGCTTCGTGTTCCCGTCTCAATATGATTTCTGCTTTTAATTAATCTCCATAAATAGCAAGAAACCATATCTCCACTTAATTGACCCTGAACAGCTTGCTTAATTTCTACCTGTGAAATATAAGTATCAAGATTATGTGGAACACCATAGGAATCTGCTGTATCGGAACTGCTTACCTCTACCTGTTTTCCTTTGCTCTTGATTTTATCTTCTACTGCTCTGTTACTCTGCATACTTGTGATCACTGGAATACCCATATCAATACAAATATGTTGACGAATTTCTCTTGAAATTTCTTTAAAAGTCACATAAGTATTACTTCTGTCTCTCACTGTTATTCCACTCATCAATCCCATGTAATCAATTATCACAACATCTGGGATAAATTTTTTCTCGATGTAAAGATTTTTGAGCCACATTTTGATATGAATTACGGTTGCTTCTGAGAACTGATGAACTTCAATTTTTCCATGTTTTTGATATTTTTTATCCCAATTATTAAAATGTTGCATAAGTTCTGCTTCATTTTTTTGCAACATATCTCTTGTGGAAATATCCAGCATATTAGCATCAATTCTTTGTAGGTATTCCGATGGTGTAATTTCAAGTGATGCAATTGCTACATTATAACCCTGCAACATTAAGTAAGAAGCGAGATGAGCTTTTGTTAAGGTTTTTCCGTGATTTGTTGGAGCCAATAAACATGTAAGTGTTCTTGGTCTCAATCCACCAGTGAGATCATCGAAAGGTTTAAATCCTGTCATTATACAATTTTCTGCTCTGAGTTCTCTTATTCGTTTTTTTCTATCTTCCTCATCATCGAAAGACATCGAATATTCATCATCTTCTTTCAAATTGATATTAAAACCATTTTCAATAATGCCCATGACCTTTTGAAAACTCTCGTTGCTCTTATCCTTATTCAGAACCAACATACTCTCATACCAAGCATTTTTGAAGGCATTAAATTTTGCCCACTTCTCTGTTTGTTGCATAAGAATTTTTGGAGCAACATCAACTGCAACATTTCGTATAGAATTAATGTAATCAATTAATTCTTTTTTAGAATCATCAGTCTTTTTAATGTCATTGTTTATGAGCATGGTTATAGTATCGTAGGTATAAGGAGAATCATTGTTTGAACAATGTTTCATGTATCTGAATATTTCTTGTGGAAAATAATTCTCAAAGAAATACTCTTTCATTTTTAGAAAAACTTTTGCAGAAAATTCCGGATTAGTTACTAAGCTTATTATCATATAATCTTCGTGTTTCAAATTCATTTTTTCACCTTATACGATTTATAATTGATTGCTGTCACGATTATAAGAACTATGTTCATAAACACCACCTGATTAAGTGAATAATACACCGCATAAAGTGACCACAATATACACCCCATGATTTGAGCATCGGGCGCGTGGTTATGTTTTCTGTTGTATAAGTATATTGAAATAAATGTAACACAAACGGCAATCCATCCTATATATTCCATATTTCCTCTTTTTATTGTGTGATCAAGTTACAACATATCCGATATTTTTTCCACCACTTTAATGAGTTCTATTGTATCTTCTGATGTTCTTTTGGTTATTTCTTGTTCTTTTAAATAATTTGAAAATTTTTCAAAGAACTTAACCATAACTTTAAAGCTTTCTTTCGTGGTTTTATTTCTTATTTTATATTCCACTGTTTCTGTTTCGTCATAATACCATTCGAGTATTTCTGTACTTTCACACAAGGATATCAGATCAAATTGCTTATCAAACAACCTATCAAGGATGAGAGCATTTCTTTCACCATATTTTTGTGCAATGAAATCACCAAAATCTTCCGCCATATAACTTTTAAATTCTGGATTTTTTGATTTAAGTTTGCTTGGTGGAGAAATTTCTTCCTCTTCCTCTTCATATATAGGTTCTTCTTCCTCTGGTTGATCTCCATAATCATAATCGTCTTCCGTCATCATACCGTATGTTTCTTCAAGCTTGGGAGAATTTGCTTTTCTGTTGGGGTTCTTTTCAAGTATTTTATCAAACCCATCTTCTAATGCATCAGTGTAGCAATCCAAATCATCATCCGTCAATTCATATTCTTTTAATTTTTCGTTGGATGAATTAGTATTTGCTGGTATATTTTCTGTTAATTGTTGAATATCAGATGATGTAGCATATCCAGTATCGTTTAAGCTCGACATATAATCATCAGTCAACGATTTTATTTTTTGCGCTTCATCTGTTGATATTTCCTGTTTTGCTGGTTGTTGAACTATTTGCTGCCGTTTTTCTTCATTCATTTTTGGTATAACCGGTTCTTTTTGCGGTTGAACTGCTGGTACAACTTTTTGGCTTAAAACCTCTGTCACCCCAAGATACATATTCATATCATCATCGGTGAGCGCATATTCTTTTAACCCCTGCTCTTGTGGCAAATTATTATTTTCCATCGGTATCCTCTGTTAAAATTTCACTATCAAGTTCAGCTTCAATATCAGCATTCGTATCATTCTCATTCTTGTAACTGAATTTATCTGAAAGAAGCTCGTTTATTTTGTGTTTTTTTATTACTTCATCATAAAATTCGGGATTAGATAATAAATCTTTGAGAGCATATTTTTCTCCATCAATTTCAAATCCATTTCCTGTTCCGATTTTAATTTTTTTGGCGATGTTGTATTCAAACAAAAGCTCGTCAATTCCCCAGTGTCTTGAAATACCGCTTTTGTGGAATATTGCAAATGTTACTACTTTACCTTCAATAGCAAGTCTGTTCTTGGGGGTTTTTGCTCTGATTTTAATTCCTACAACAGTTTCACCGATCTTCAACTGAGACTTAGAAAATTCCACGATTGTTGTAGAAGCTAATCTGCTTCCTTTACCACCGGAAACTATTTTCTGTGGAATAAATCCCTGTGATTCATATTCGTGGTTAATCAATATAAGAGGTATTCTTTTGTCAAATGCTCTCGGAAGAATTATCCTGAACATACTCTTTAAATCTCTTTCTCTTGATCTATCCTGTGTGTCCTTTCCATCTACAGCATTATTGACTTCTTGAGTTGATGATAGGTTTCCAATACTATCAATGTTAATTAACCATTTTGGTTCTGGATTTGCTTCTGTGACTATTGCTGTCAACTTGTGAATAACTTTCTTTGTGGTATCAACATCTTCGACCATGAGAATCCTTGAAATATCCATATTGGCTCTTTCATAATCTCCGATATCAGCATCACCCTCAGTTATGAAATTGAATATTTTCCAACCGGTTTTCATGGCACTGTTCATAATTTTTCTTGTGATATATGTTTTTGCTGAAGATTGATCTCCAACAAATTGTGTTATCCTGTTATCTGGAACACCTCTATACATATCGCCGGAAATTAGTAGATTAAGAACCATACTTCCCGTGTCAAACCATTCTTTGACTACATACTTATCTTTGTTGTCCGCCAGCATTTTACTACCCTTTAAAACACCTTTTAAGAGGGCATCTAATTTTTCATCTTTGGTTTGAACGGCGGTTTCTGCGCTGGTGATTTTTTTGGTAGGTTTTGTAACAATCTCATCACTGTTATTGTTTTCTACCACATTTTCCTTTTTTGGTGGTCTTCCTCTTCCCATATTTTCCTCTTTTTTGTTTTATTTATTTTTATTTAACATCTGAGAATCTGAGCTATTTTCATCCTTTATTTTTAATTTATAGAATAATGGCATTCCTGTATTATCTTTTTGTGTTAAGCTCATAAAGTATTCTTCATCATTCACATTAGATGTTTCCATAACCCATCCACCAGAGAAATTTATAGCTTTGTTACGCATAAACAGCAAAGAGAAGGCATAACCAACAGATTTATAGTCACTCGGTTGTTTTTCTTCATCCTTTGCGTGAATAGCCACTTGTTTGAATATGGTTTTAATATCTTCTGATTGTTCAGAAACATTTATCAATTCACCATTCGGAACAAATTCTTTTGGTTCATCTTTTTTATCTTCCTGAGTTGATAAAGGTTCATCTCCATTTATATTGGATAGAACATCAGCATTTACATGGTTTTCCATATTTTCTTTGATCTTTTTATTTTTGGCTTTGAATAAACTTGTTAGGGTCGGCATACGGTCTCCGTTTTACTTTTATTTATAAAATTTTAATGGAAAGGAGAAAATTATTTCTTCACACCTCGCACTATATAACCATACTGTATATAATTTTTTCCTGTTTCATCTGGTTCTGGGCTTAATGCGTAGTATTCTTGTAAGTAGTAAATGAATTTATATCTTTTCTTTTTTATTTCTTTTACGAGTTTGTTCATTATTTTTTTCTGTTCAGTTTTATTGATCTCAAAAATTGATGAACAACTTCTTTCTTTAGCTTCGAGCAAATTACAATAATGAATTAATGCCCCCTTCATATCATTGGTTTTTTCTGATGGTTCAGGAACATCAATATAAACTTTTCGATGGCAGGATGATAATTTTTCGTTTAAACAATAACAAAAAACACCGCAAACTTCAAAGTTGGGTTTATCCACAAAAATAAAATCTTCTCCGCTATAACCCATTTCTTGTAGTGAAAAACGATTATCTTTTCTTTTTTTGTATGCATCATTTATTGCTGCTATTGTGTTTAGCATTTATTCTCCTTTTTAATCATTAAATTCCTCTGGTGGAGTGTGATAAAAACACCATCCTTCAAAAGCTGGAGGATATATAACCATTAAAACAAAAGCAATAAAATAATGCCATTTCCACCAAATAAATTTACGAATATTTTTCATTATTTATCCCACACCATTGTTCTCATATATTTTTCAAAATAAAATTCAACAGTATCACATTGATTGAAATTTATCAAACCATATTGTTCAAGCAGTTTGATATTGCTACTTTTTATTCGTTCAACTTTCTTCTGAATTTCGTTTATAAATTCTTCTAAACTGAAGGTGTGCTTATGATAGTTACATAATCGGCAAGAGGGCATTTTGTTTTCAAGTGTATCATGTTCAGGAAAATAACAGCCATCAGCTTTAACAGATTTTCCGTTTTGATATATTGATTTTCTCATAATAGGTTTAAGGTGATCAACTTGCATAGTTTTTAATACAAGTTCGCGACCACAATAAGCACACCGTTGTCCGTATTTGTTTAATATTAATTCTCGTTCAGCTTTTGATGCTTTGGGCATCTACTCTTTTCCTCGTCAGTTAATGCAAAGATAAAGATAAAAAATTATTTTGTCAACAATTATTTCAGCTTTATTCCATCAAATTCAATTAAATTATCTTTTATGAAAGTTCTCCATTCTCCGATATCCAAATCAAAGTAGGACACAACGCTCTCATTTACTTTTCTCGGTTTGTAATCTGGATCAGCTTCATTCTGAATTTTCGGATATTTTTCTGAAGGAACATAAGTTAAATTCGTGGTTCCTCTCACCATTCTTTCACTTCCATCTTTTTTGAGGAATGTAAACTTGACTTCTCTTTCGTTTAAAATTTCTTTATAGTTCATTACTATCTCCAACGGTTTTATTTAATTCTTCATTATCAATTTCTATTACATCTATGCTGTTGCAGAATGGGCACAAATATTCTTGTGCGAGTGGATCATAAATTAATTCCAAGAAATCAACCATCTGTGCTCCGCAATGCTGGCATATGAACATGTTCATCGCAAATCCTCCGTTAATTTCCATGTATTACATTTTTTACCGTAGTCACCCTTCACCTGATTATTTGTTTTTTTCAACATTCCACATTTTGTGAGATTCGTTATTCCTCTGCGAATGCTTGTTAGTGGTGCAGTTCTGAGTTCATCAATGTTTTCGTGAACTTGAAAGGGGCTGAGTTCTCTGTTCGGATATTTTAGGAATAATGCGAGAATTAAATTCTCCTGAGCATTTGCTTTTCTGATTGATCTTTGTAATTCTTCTCCGTGTTCCTGATTTGTGTTATGATACATTTTAGCCTCCAATTATTTACTTTAGTTTTCGTACTTTTGAAGTTGTTCAAGTTGTTCTTGTGTAATTCTGTTTCCCGTTATGATGATATTATCAATCCTATTGTTTTTGGGGTTTCCATCAACATAACCAAACCTTATATATTTGGTATCTTTACATAAACCAAATGTTTTGGCCACAATGTGGGTTATACCACAATACTTATACTTTCCTGTGACTTCATTCATAATTAACACATATTGTGTATTACTTCTGCCATTCTGCTTTTGTGTTAGAGTTCTGCCATTTTTTTTGTTTATGACTTCCCCATAAGTTGATACTTGATAATCTGGATTTATTTCCAAATCTCGCCATACCCTTGTTGTTTCTGCTACTATATTTTCTTTTTTGTCTCCAAACATTTTATCCTCCTATTATTTTTTTTAATTCTTCTTCTGTTATCATTTTCACATTATTCATTTTTGCCTTCGTTGTTTTATCTTCTCCGGGGCTTGATCCGACCAATAAGTAATCAGTCTTTTTGCTCACACCAGAAGCAGGTATTCCTCCATGTTGTTTTATTATGTTTTCATAAGATTTTCTGTCTTTGGTTAATGTTCCGGTAATACAGATTTTTTTATCTTTAAGTTTGTCTGATAAAAATTCCTGTTTCTTTGGTTCAGTTATTCTTATCACATCGTTCATCTCGTTGTAAAAATTTCTGATATTGTTTTTATTTTGAAGAACAATCATCGCCGTTTCTTCTCCGATTCCATCTATCTGCTCCAAGTTATCATATGTAGCAAAAGTCAATAAAGATGGAATGTTTCCAAATTTGTTTAACAGAATTTCAACCGTTTTTTCTCCGATATCCTCTATATTACATCCCATCAAAATATGCCAATGATTTAGATCAACAGAATTTTTCATTATCGCTGTTATAATATCATTCGCAGATTTTACCCCATAACCGTCAAGAGCGGAAATATCATAATCATTCAATGTATAAAAATCTTTCGGATGTTTTATGAGTTTGTTGTTATACAGGTCTAATACCGTTTTATCCGATATTCCTTTAGCATTGATGACCTTTATCCACTTATTCAACTTGCCGAGTTCTCTTGAGCTACAATCATTGTTTGGACACCTTAGAAATGATCCCTCAACTTTTCCATCAGGAGAATTTATTAGATTTTTAATTAATTCTGATCCACACAATGGGCAATTTTTTGGTGGTGTATATTCGCCATTCTGAACAATAGTGACTTCGTGTTTCGGAATAACATCTCCTGATCTCGTAATTCCTATGATAGCACCAACATTAACATGATGTTCTTTTATGTACTCAATATTATGAAGTGTTACTCTACTAATTGTTGCTCCATCTACCTCAACCGGTTCAATCAAAGCTACAAAAGACATTCTGCCGTTTCCTGATATTTCCGTTACTATATCTATTACTGGTGTAGCAACAATATCTCCTTTTATTTTAAATGCAACTTTGTGTTCCGGATCGCTATCGGTATATTGATGAGTCGATGTATCATCCAAACAAAAAACAAGTCCATCACATTTTATATCAAATGAATCTTTTTTTGATTTAAAATATTCTATGGCTTCAATTATATGTTCATCTGTTATACAATATTCGACGGCGGGAACATCAAAATTCATATTTTCGAGTAGGCAGAATTTATCAATTTCTTTTATGAGTGTGTGATTCAAAATATCATAAGCAATGAATTGTGTATAAGCAATTAAATCATGATCAGCTTTTCTTTGTGGATTTATGAGACCGGGAATTATATTTCTTTCTGACTTTGGAATTTTTAAATTTCTTTTTTTCATTTCCTCTTTAAGTAATTCAAAATTTTTTGAACTTATAACAATTTCTCCTCTGATCTCTGTTCTTTGATTTGGAAAATTTGCTCTTATTGAACGAGGAAGGTATTGAATATATTCGGTGGCATGAATTATATTTTTTCCTTTGAAACCGTCTCCTCTTGTGGAAGCTTCTATTAATTCTCCATTCACATATATAAGAGAGCAGGAACAACCATCAAGTTTATTGGAAGCAACAACGGCTTTATTTGCGGTGTAATGAGTTTTGCTTGTTCTCCATTCCAGTAATTCGTTTATATTATCTTTTCCATTTTTTTTGTCTTTTATTTTATGCAGACTCATCATCGGTGTAGAGTGATTTATTTCCAAATCTTTTTCCAAACCAACAATTGAAAATACTTTGCTGTGAGGAAATAAATGTTTTCCGAGTTCTTCAAAAGCATCAAATTCTTCATCAGTTATTAATGGTTCTTCGTTATCGTATGCTTCTTTGTATTCAATATACTTTTTTTCAAATTCTTCTAAACTTAGTGAATACTGATTCTGAATTGCTGTTGTTATCATTTATCTTTCTCCCTTATTTGTAAGTTTATTTCTTTGATTGTTCGTATATATTTAAAACTGCAAATGGTGTGTATATTATCCAAAAAATCATATCCATAGCATTATATCCAGTTAGATATGTTATCGCCAGCGTAACTGCAATTAAATATATTAAACCATACAACATTGTTATTATTCCTTCAACATGTTTCATTTTTATCTTTCCCCTCTTAATTGTAATTTAAATTTTTCGTTGTATTTTCCGCCACTACAATTTCCCAGAACAGAAGGAAATATACATAATTTTTATTCAAATGTCAAGTAAAAAGATTAAAATTTTATAAATAAAGATATGATAAGAACAAGCAAGCATATATTAAAATTCGCTAACAAAAATAAATTAGATATGCTTGAACAAATTTATTCTGATTGCAAGAAACAAATTGAAGTTTATATTGATCAAATTGTATCCGATAAACTTGAATTAAAAAAGATGATGAGTAGTAAGTTATTATCAAATGAATATATCGAGCAATCTAAATGGAAACAAATGTGTTATGAACAAACATCAGAAATAATAAGAAGTCAGTATAAAAAAGCATCAAATAAAAGATTTAATGTTTACAAAAAGATTTATGCTAAATTAAAAGAACAAAATAGATATAATAAATTTATATCAAAGAAATTCTCCGAGTTAAATTTAAAACCAATTCAAACCACGAAATACTTAACTAAACCGAAATTAAATAATATCAGTATTATTATTCATCCGGAATTACTAAATTTTACATCTGACTCCAACAACTTTGATTCTTTTGTGAGATTAACTGCACCATATAAAAAGAAAACAAATAAAATAAGAAATCACTATCAAACCATCAATCTTCCAATCAAGTATCATTCTCAATCAAATAAATTTAGAACTTCTGGTTGGAAGTTAAAGAACTCTATTTCTTTGATCAAAGTCAATAATAATTTCTATTTTGATCTATTTTGGGAGAAGGAAGAAGTTGTGAAGAAAGTAAAAGGAAAGCAAATAGGATTAGATTGCGGTTACAAAAAATTACTCATTTCATCGGATAATAAAATTTATGATTTGGGTTTAGAAAAAATCTATGAGAAGTTATCAAGAAAGAAACAAGGATCAAAGAATTTTAAACAAGCTTTAACCGAAAGAGATAATCTAATAAATCAAAGTATAAACAAACTCGAAACAGAAGAAATAAAAATAATTGTAGTTGAAGATTTAAAGAATGTAAAGGCAGGAAGTAAGTTTAGTAAAAAATTTAACAATAAGCTACAGAGATGGAGTTATCCAAAGGTTTTGAATAAACTATCTATGATTTGTGAGGAACAAGGTATTAATTTAGTTAGAGTTGATCCTGCTTATACAAGTCAAACATGTAGTGGGTGTGGATTTAAAGATAAAGACAATCGTAAAGCCGAGAAGTTTTTATGTTTGGGTTGTGGATATGAAACTGATAGTGATTATAATGCTTCAGTGAATATTCTACATAGAGGCATATATAGTTCCTCTACCGAGAATAATAAAGCTAATTTAAAGGTTAGCTGACTGTGAATCAAAATCGAATTTATAATTTTCAGATGATAAATACTGCTCGATGAGTGCTGTTGCTAAATTTCTTGCATCAATTAGATTCATGAAATGCCTCTATTGCTGTATTATTTATCCAGTCAACATACCAATATAATTTTCCATTGATATAGCTGCTATCGGATTTCGCGAGTTTAGTTGAACATTTGGGGCAATTAAAATTTATATTCGCATGTTCTGGTTCGGGTAGTTCTGATATAGTATCACATATTAAACATTTTATTTTCAATTTAGTTTCCTTGCAGGTTAAACATTTCTTTTATTTTTGCAATTATCTTTATAGCTTCTGATTCAGTCATAGACATTGATGACCACTGATATCCGTTGTGGGTGATAGACAATATTTTTTGATCAGATGATAGTTTGTTGTGTTCAATTTCTTCTCTGACAGCAAATGACTTCTCTCTGTGTTGTTTCATTTCTTCTTTAAAATCTTGGTCTATCATTTTTCTCTCCTGTTTTAAATTCAATAGTAATATAAGAATAATTTGATTAAATGTCAAATAAATAATTAATCAATTTTAACTATTTATTATAATGCATAGGACACCAAATAATTACATCCTTCTCGTTTCTTTCTATTGGATGTACTTTTTTTAATTCAATAATTTCTTCATCGGGGTATAAATCAAACATTGGGCATGTAAATTGATCTTTACATGTAAAACAAATTCCATTCTGAGACCACATTTCAATTTTTAATTTATGAGTTTTCATTTGTTCTCTCCTTTAAGTTAAATTACGCTACTCATACTATCCACTATTAAAACTTTTGTTTCTTTACTTTTATTTTTCAACATGACATCTGCTATTATTTTATCACAATAATCTTTTGTTGCTATCATGTTTTTTGGAATTATTGTCTTTGGTTCTCCTCCAGTCAGATTAACAATCAAATCGCCATATTGTTCTACTTCATAAATTACAGTATCGCCATTATCGTTTTGTTCTGCTACCATTTTTATCATTGTTTTCTCCTTGCTGTTGATTTACGGTAATATACATAATATTTTTTCAGATGTCAAGCTTTTTGTTGAGAAAAATAAAAACCCATCGAAAAAGATGGGTTGTAGAGTAGTGATGCTAAATAAATTTTATTTATTATTCTTTATGATATGTATCCAACCCAGTTTTAAGTTCATCTTGAAGTTCTTCCAGATACTCTTTTTCAAATTCTAAATTAAAATCTCGCAAATGGCGCAAGGAAGTACCATGTTTTTTGAAATCTATGATGTCATTTTGAATTTCTTCAATTTCATCTTTTATAGAATCTTCTTTTAATTTTAAAAGTTTTTTCAAAAAACTCAAGTCAGATTGTGAAACTTTTCTTCGTTTCGCTTGTTCTACCCAATCTCTATATTCTTTTAACTGAGCATCTGATCCCAGCATTGCTTCTTCAATTGTATCTTGAATTTCTTGTATATCATCTTCACTTGTCCATCCTATATATTTAGCAATTTGTGATATAGTTTTACCATTCAAAAAACTATCTACTATTGCTCCAGTAAAATCATGTTCATCAGTGTATTCATCATAGTATTTATCATAAAAATCACTTTCAAGAACTATGTCAGAATATGCTTCTATTAATTTGTTACTCATTTTAAATCCTTTTCTCTTTATTTATAAAATATCCAAAAAAGTTTCTTTGGTTGGTTCGCCATCTAATATATATGGTATGATTTCTTTGTAATTTAATTTATCCATACAGTAATCATAAATTTTTGGATGAGTAGTTTTCATTTTATCAAACCTGTTGGGGCAACCATCTTTTTGTAAGCCGTATAAACACCACATACAGCCAGTTCTCGTGTATCCCTTATCGTAAATAGAAGAATATTTTAAATTATATTTTTTAATATATTCCCATATATCTGTTTCATTCCAAAACGACAACGGTGCACTCGTGGCTCTTTTCTTGTCAAAGGCATTACACCCATATTTGATCCATTGCATTTTTCTCATTTCTGATTCTGATGCCATTGTTCCAATAATAGGATGAACTTCGTTTTCTTTTTCATAATTTTTCAGTGGATTTTTCTTTAAATAATCACAGCATTTATCGCTGATTTTGAATGGAGCATCTAAAAGAAACATCCATTTTTTTGAAACTGATCCTCTTCCACCATTAGTTCTGTATAATCTTAATTTTTCACTTTTGGTGTTTCTTGCTTCATCAATATAATTAGATTGTTCCTTACTCACAACGGGATATCCATATTTTTCTATTATTTTGTTGAATGGTACTTTCGGTTTAATTATATCAACATTTGGAACGGTATTAACAAATTCCACTATTTCTGGAAATTCTAATCCCGTGTTACAAAAAACTGCTTTCATGTTTGGATAAATTCTTCGACATAAATGTAGCAGAACAGTAGAATCTTTTCCTCCAGAGAAAGAACAGTAAACATCTCCCTTGAAATGTTCATAAAACTCTCTTATTCTTAATAAAGTTTTTTGTTCTTTTATTTCTAATGGAAGCTTAAACATCCACTGATTACTACTTTTTTCTGTTGCCATCATTTTTCCATTAACTACATTTAGAATTTCCGCATTGTGGGCATAAACTACAACCAGATTGAAAAATTAACAAGCTTCCACAAGATTCACATTTTTCACCCGTCAGAGTATTTTCTGGAAGATATTCACCCAATAATTTTTTTATTTGAAATATAAAAGAATAAATCGGGGGATTAATTATCTCAATTGTTTTTATTATTTCTATTATCGGAACACGATGTCTCAACAACATTCCGAGTACTCTGGCTATTTTTACCACATTTGGTTGTTTATTGGCAGCATTTTCTAATAATTTTTCAAGATGACCATTCTTGATATATTTTTTCGCAAGTTTAATTAAATGATCCAACACATCTTCAGTTAATATGGTTGTTTCTGTATTATTCGTATTTACAAACAACGCATTCGGCAATTTTGTCTCTGGATCAATGGTGTAAGTGATATACCACTTTTTGCCTTCTGATCTAATAACTTTTAATTTTGCATCACTATTATCAGGGAATTTGTAATCATCTAATATTTGCCATTCTCTTTTATCTTTTTCTGTGGCATTTAATACACCCTCACGACAACCATCTCTATAAATCGTAATTCCTTTTAATTCTTTTTCATGAGCATATTTGTATATATCAGAAATAGTTTCTTTTGTGGTTTCTTTTGGTAAATTTATGGTACTTGAAATTGCGGAACTTATATATTGCTGAAGAATTGCTTGAATATCTACTCTATCTTTCCAATTAATATCTTTTGAAGTTATAAAATTTGGATTCTCAAAATGAGCATTTTCTCCAAAAATTTTATTATACTCCAACACGAGAGGATGATAGATTGTATATTTTTCTTTTTGACCGGTCTTTCCAGCTTGATGTATCGTTCTATCATAAGACAACATGAATATTGGTTCTATTCCAGAAGAAGTTTGTAGTACTATAGAAATTGATCCGGAAGGAGCACAAGTAGTATAACCGATGTTTCTTGTTCCATATTTTTTTAGTTCCGAAAGTATGTCCATTGTCAAGTTTTTAAAATAAGTATGATTAGTCCATAGTTCAATTTCTTCTGTATTTTCGTATTTTTTTAATATTTGGCATTTTCCTCTTTCTTTGGATAAATTCACACTTGCTTTAATAGAGTGTAGATATAGAATTTTACCAATTTTATTCAAGACTATTTTTGAAGTTTCACTTCCATAAACTATATTTAATCTTATGAAACAATCCGCTAATCCGGTAATACCTAAACCGATTTTATTCCCCATTAATGTCGCTTCTTTGTTGATGTCCAGAGGCTCTCTATCTAAATTTAAAATATTTACATTATCAAGAAATCTTATAGAATTTTCAATTATTTCTCCAAACAAAGTATAATCAAATTCGGCTGTATCAGTAAAAGAATTTTTTACAAATTTGTTTAAATCTATACTACCGAGACAACAGCTACCACCATTATTGAGTGGTAATTCTCCACACGGATTTGTACTGACTGGGCGAGTTTCATCAAAAACCGATGCGGGTTCTTTTAATACATTATTCCAAAAAAGTATTCCGGGTTCAGCCCCCGCCCAATTTGACTCCACAAATAAATCCCATATAATAGAAGCTTTTTCTTTTTTGGTAATATATGTTCCATTTTTTAATTTAAATGACATTTCCCATTCTTCATCATTTTTTAAAGCTTGAATAAATTCATCTGATATTTTAACAGATATATTCGCGAATTGAACTTTACTTTTATCGCCTCCCCCTTTAACTTTTATGAAATCTATTATATCTGGACTTTTTATATCCATAGTTAACATCAAAGCTCCTCGCCTTCCATATTGCCCTATCAATCCAGTAACCATAGAATATAAATCCATGAATGAAACCGCGCCAGTTGTGGTTTTTGCTGAATTGTTCACTGGTGCTCCTTTTGGTCTCAGAGTAGAAATATCAAAACCAACTCCTCCACCCTTACTAAATAATTTTGCTTGTCTTTTTGCTGTTTCAAATATGCCATCTATGCTATCTTCATCTATTTGAATAACATAACAATTTTTTAAAGTTGCAGTCATATCATTTGGATTTCCGAGAGCATATAAAATTCTTCCGCCCGGTGTAAAATAATCTAATGTTTTTCTAAATTTACCCAACCATAAATTTTGATTTTCAAATGTTTCTGCTTTTATTATTGCTGTCGCTAATCTGTCTCTCATATCATCTAACGAAAATTCTAATAATTCTCCAGTTTCTTCATTCTTGGTTGCATATTTTTTCATAAACACATCAGTTGCGAGTTCATCATTATTAAAATTTTTCAAAACTTTCTTTCTTTGTTCCATAAATGAATTTCCTTATCTACAATATTATTTTATTTAATTTTTATTAACTATTCAGTTTTTGAAGTGCCACCATCTTTAAAGCTCGTATTTCTGTTGGTGTAAATTCAGAAATAATCTCCGTTGTGTTGATATCCGGAGTTTTAAAAATAAAAGGTCTGTTTCTCACTGTGCTATAAAATTCTCCATCTTTTCCGAACATCGGTGATCCCAATTTAACTTCCACCCCAATTTCACCGAATCCCGGATAAGCTCCGCATTTATTTGTACTGATGAGATAATATTCTCCACTCGCTTTTGCATAGGTAATACTGTCTTGCCAATTCATTGTTCCGAGTACAATTAAATGGTTTTTTAATTTTCCTGTATCTTTTATATCAACCACAAATAAACTTTTTTCTCTTACACGAATTTCTGGTAAAGTTTCATGTTTAAAAATTTCAATATAGAAACCATCAATATCAGTTACAGAATACCCCAAACCAATTAAAATTGCTCTCAGTTCTCGGTGATTATCCATTTTCTTTTTATATGGTATTCTTATTTTATCTTCGCCACATCCTTCATAAGTTCTAAAAGCACTTATAGTTCCACAATCAGGGTTCTTTGCAAAATCATCCAATCTTCTGAGACTGCTTTCTTTAATACTTTTGCTACAATACATTTTTAACAATTTTTCATTCATTCATTTGTTCTCCTTTAAAAAATCAATTTCTCGTATCTGTTGTAAGATAAACCCAATGTATTCATTAAAACCATTATTTCCCACAAACATTGCTTATCTTCTGCTCCACCAATTATAGTTGCTCCATCAAAATCTTTTAAAATATTAAAATCAAAATTTGGAAGTGCTATAACGATATCTTCATTTTTTAATTCTGTTTTTATTTTATCGGGAAGTTCCATGTTTTGAATATCTTCATCAGTCAATTCATCAGTGGAGAAATGATAGTTATTCATCAGATACAATAATATAGCTTGAATGTATTCCTCTGCTACATTATTATCAAGATCACGAATAAATCCATAACCCTTTTCAACCCAAATAATCCTATTCAAAAATTCATCCATTTCTTCACTGAAATCATTCGCAGAATTTTTTATCCAGTTTTTGATATCATGTTCTTTATCCAAATTCATCAAAGTTCCATTATAGAAGTAAATAATATCGCCCTTGAATTTTTTCAAAGATAAAGCGAACTGCTCTGGGGTAAATCCAAATCCTTTCGTGTATTGAGGTTGAATATCCACAACAATTAGTTTATCGCCGGTTATCTTGAAATAACTGTTTCCGTGAATAATGTTTTGATCCTTGGCAAAACGAATTATATCAATGTAATCTTTTGCTATTTTTGATTCCATTATTTCTTGAGCGATTGGAGAATAAAATCCATTTTGCGCTTTACCATGAAAATCCAAAGGTGTGATTGTATATCCATCCCAATTAAAATCTTTTTCCACTATATCAGGAAGATAGCCAAAACATTTTTCTATATCAGGTATTCCATAGCCAGTGACCAAGTATAAATTTCCGTTATTTGTGTTGAACATAAACCTGCCACTATTTCCTATGAATATTTTTAGATAAATATTTCCGGGGATAACCTGAATGGTGTCTGGAGATTTATCGATGTTTGTGTCTTTCTCATTATACTTTAATATTTTTTGAGAAAGCTGGGTTATAAATTTATCAAACTCGGATTTAAACTTCATCATTTGTGTAGGTTTTATTCTCCATATAATTTTTCATAGCTTTCATCCAGTTGTCTGCTATATCATTTATTACTTTAGCATCATAATCTGTAACAAACAACCCGCCAGTATATTCTTCCCAAAAAAGAGAATTTTGGGCTTTTATTTTTGTTGTTGGAGATTGTTTGCTTGGCTTAGTTTTCATATCATTATTTATAATAATTTCTTCCATAATTTACAAAAATTTAAGATTATTCGCCAAATGTACCAAACAAGCTCGAAGTATAATTAATGAGTCTGTACATATTCCATTATCAGCTACATATTTTCCAAGTATTAAAGTTGCTTTGGATATGTTTTCGTCATCAGATTGAATTATGTTATACATTATACTATCGAACTCTCGGAAGAATGTGTTGGCATCTGTATCTATTGCAATTTTTCTCAGTTCTTTTATATTTTTTGATTTCAGGGCAGAAACCAGTTCATCTGTTACACCCTTTCCCATATCAAGAATTTTGGCATCAACTTTTGACCGATTATACATTATGCTATACTGATGAAGGGTTGCAATTGTCTTTCTGAAATCTGGAAATTTTTGAATAATTAGTTTTTGAATTACATCTTCGTCATATTCAATGTTTTCATTTTGCAGAATATAAAATAATCTTTTTCTGAATGCCAAAGCAAGCTGTCCACGTTCTTCTCTGTTAGCTGGTATCAGATTGAATAATCCTTGAGATAATCTTGATCTGAGTGGTTCTATGATAGCAGATTCATTGTTTGTACTCAATATGAATCTTGCCACATGTTCAAGTTCCTCTATTGTAACTTTAAGGGACATCTGCAAAGCTGGTGTCATTTGCTCCGCTTCATCAATGTAAATGAGTTTGTATTTGAATGTTTTATCGGCATCGGCGTAGGTACTGGCATATTTAATAATTTTATCCAGATTGGCTATTCCTCTATCTTCCCTGCTTGATCCGTTTAGATACATCATATCAGCATTTAATTCTGTTTGAAGCACTTTGACAAGTGTAGTTTTTCCTGTTCCCGAATTTCCATATAAGAGCATGTTCGGAAGATTTTGTTCTTTGATACAACTCTCAAAATAATTTCTGATATTGTTTGTGAGTATGCAGTCCTTTAGTGTTGGTGGTCTCCATTTCTCTACCCATATGCTTGTGTCAGTTGTTTCTTTCATAATTATCCTTTTAAAATTTTTGTAAATATATTGTTTTGTTTAAGTTTTCTGCGAGTTTCAGTGAATGTTCTGTTCCTTTAGACCCGCCGATCCAAAAAGCGAAAACCACATCACAATTTTCTATGATATCTTTATTTCTAACAAAACCCGCCCGTCTTCCAAATTTTTCCCATTCCGGTTTGAATATAAGTTTTTTTATTTTAAACTCATTCGCAAAAATTTCACCAAGTGTATCTGCTCCATTTGCTCCACCAGAAATAATTAATTCTATCTCATTTACATTAACATTTTTTTGAATGAAATCTTTTAGTTTCTGATAATCATTAAAATTTCTTGATCCGATAATAGCAACTTTCATTTAAAAATCCTCCCCCGCAAGATATCTCAAATAATCTAATTTGTTCTTAATATCAAATCTCTGATCATTTAATAAGCCTTGTATTCTATGAACGAATGTAGTTGTTAAATCCACTGCATCCATAAAATTTTTATAGCTTATCATAACTGCATCACTATCCAGCTTTTTTTCTATTTCTTTTTCACTCATGGTATAAACATTTACGTCTTTTATTGAAAAATATTTTATGCTACGAATTTTTTTATATTCAGTATCGAGTGCAGTCTGAATCTTTTTCCATTTATTATAGTGAGTTAACCAATTTTGAATTTTTGAACAGTTGTTAAAATTTTCTTCCATATCAGAATTTATAACCAAATCTTGAATAGCTTGTTGCTCAAGTTTTTTTAATTCGGTGTATATCTGTTCGATTTTTTCTGTTGGAATTGCCTTTATTTCTTGCATTTTCCCTTCCTTTTTGTTTGTAATGCTAAGTTAATACTAATTTTTATTTTTGTCAAGAGTTTTTTAGCTTTTCTACATATAATCTTCTTCCAAAACTTCTTCCATATCCCTATTTGTTTTCCATAAAACTTTTCCGGATGAATCTTTTAATGAAATGAAATAATCAAAATCTTCTGTTCCATTAAGAGCGTCAATATAGTCCAATAATTTAATAGTTTCACTTTCCGGTGTTAAATTAAAATCAAGATAAAATCTGTCTATATATGCATAACCATAGAATAAACTACACATCATCAAAATTGCTTCATTATCGGTATCAGCTTCAAATAAAATATTATCAACCATATCTTCCATATTACATTCAAATGGAACTATTTCTAAAACATATCTCACAGCAAATTGACCTCTTTTATTTCTACAGGATAACCCTCTGTTTCGTATATATGCAATCTTTCTTTATGATGTTTCATTATGTAGTTTGTATAGTGTTTTTCGCTTAAACAAAGATCATCATTGATATCCCATACAGTTAAACGATCCTTTTTCTCGTGCATCCTTAATCCTCTACCTATGGTCTGAATAACTCTTATAAAACTTTTTGTGCTATGAGCCAAGAATATATGATGAATATTTTTTATATTTATTCCTGTGCTGAATGTTCCATAAGAAGCAAGTATAATTAAGTTATCTTCTTTTTCCGCAACAAATCTCGATTGTTCTCTTATATCAATATCAACGCCACCATCAATATACAGTATCTTTTTATCTGGAAATCGTTGTTTAAATAAATCTAATAAAACTTTTCCATGCTTTTCTATATACTGAAATAGAACCAATGTATTTTGCGTTCCACAATTTTCTTTTATTGTGTTTACAAGATACTCATTTCTGCGATCACTCTTCATCAAATAATCTATTTCATCATGATAATTTCTGCTAAATTCATCAGCAGCCATAACTCTTTCAGAATGGGGATATCTTAAAATAACAGAATAAACCATCATATCTGCTAATATTTTTGCTTCTTTTAATTCTTCATAAGTTCTATAGAATACCGGTTCTCCGATGTAACCAACAGCAGAATAATAATCAATGTTTTTATTTTGCGGAAGTGTTCCTGTAGTTCCTATCCGATATTCCGCTTTTTTTAGTTTTGAAAGAATTTCGGCTATTATTTTTGAATTTACTTTTGCTTTATGAACTTCATCAACAATCACACAATCAAATTTATCTAATTCTTCCTCTGATAACCGGTGAATACTTTGCCATGTGGAAATTATAAGAGGATATTCACCAAAACTTTTTTCTACCCCACCAGAGATACATTTTAAATTATCTCCATCATATCCATAGCTTATGAGATCAGATTCCATTTGTTTTATCAGACCAAGTTCTGATACAATCAATAAAGTTTTTTTGTTTAAATAGTTCATAAAAAAATTTATGAAGTGGATAATTGCAGATTTTCCTGTGCCTGTTTTTGAAATTATACATATATTTCTTTTCTTGATTGCATCAAAAAATGCTTCTATCTGAAAATCGTGGGGCTCCCAAGGAAAGGGAACGGTATCAAGAAATTCCAGAAGTTTATCTTCATTAATTTTTCTTTCAATTAAAAAATCTATAGTGTAACTGTAATTGTTTTTTGTTATAAAATCCAATAGTCTGGGAGTAAAACCAATCGGAAGTTTTCCTTGCTTGAATAGGGTAATTTTTCCATCCCATATTCCTTGCTTATATTTAGGAGAAAACCAATATTTGTCGGTAATAAAACTGAAATGGTTTTTTATTCCTTCATAGATATTAACATCAAAGGTTTTAATTGCTATTTCAGCATGATTTATTTTAGTTATGGTTATGTCTGACAAAATTTTCCTAATTGTTTAATTTTGTGACTAATTCTCTCCCCAATGGAATAACTTTTATAATATCCTCATCTTTTGCTTCGCCCCAGTAAGTAGCATATCCATTTATAGGATTAAAAATGAAATCCGTAGCCTTATCCCATTCTCTGTATGCTTCATTGTTTCCGCTTCCCCATATCGCACTTTCAATATCTCCAACAATTTTTGTGAGTTCACTGTGTGATTGCTGTTCTTCGTTTATAAAATCCTGATATTCTTTTATTGTGTTGTTGCTTTCTCTTAAAGATTTGAAGTCAATATATTTTATTTTATATTCAACACTTTCATTGAACAATACATCTTGACTGATATCTTTTAATGTTGTGGGCTGAATTGAATCTTTCGTAGTTATCCTCACCTGATATTTTCCATTTTCTTTATTTTTTAGCATTTCATTAGCAAAGTGAAACAGATAATCTTTTATTTTTTTAGTTAATTTGGAAGTCTGAATTGACAAGACCATTTCTCTTCCATACTTTCTGATCCTAACCCAACCTTTATTCATTAAATCTTTTACAAGAATTTCTCGCGCTTTTCCATCCCAACCGAGAGGCTCTTTATATTTTTTGAATAAACCTTGAACATAATCAGAATCAAAACCAAAGTATTCAGGATTTGATACAATATCTCCGACATGGCGACTACTTTCAACGGCAGTCACCACACCAAAGGGAGAAATCCAATATGCATCTGCCGTGTTATTGAATGTCATTGTTATTCCGGATAGACACTATTTGCCATATCGGAACTATAAATTGATCCAGCAGAAGCTATTACATAATCTTTTAAATATGTTTCGTTTTCCGTGAATAATTCTTCTGCTTCTTCTTGTGTTAGACCATCAACATGTACCAATTTATATATTACAGCTTCCATAAAATCATAAATCATGTTCTCATAAATGCCATCTTCCAAGTATTCAAATGTCTGATTACTTCCAAGTGCAGGTGCACCATCACTTTCTGGGTCTAATTCCGGATAATTTAGATAGATTACTTTAACATCAACTAAATCTTCGTTTGAATATGTTTTGATCATATATGGATATCTTTCAGAATTTTCATTCTCAGTAACCATGTTCTCGTAAATTTTCAAAACATCTTTTTCTTTCGTTGTCATTTAGTTCTCCACGGGAAATATTAATTTATACATGTATTCTTCATCTTTTTCTTCAGTTGGATACCAGACTTCTTCGATATCACCACCATCATCATACTTCACATAAACATCATTTGCGGGGCTATAACCAGTTATGAGTGCTTTGAACATAACTTTTTTAACATCATCATATTCTTCAACTCTGGTGTATTCCTTGCCAAATTCTTCTTCTGCTTTGATTGTCTCGACTTCTCCGAAAGTTTTATTTCTTTCATCATAATCTTCGGTTGTCAATTCTTCATAATTTTTTATATATTCACCTGATCCGAGATATGGAGTTTCTGTATCGTATAACAATCTTTCTTCAAGTTCTATCATATTATCGGCAGTAGTCAACAGAAGAAATTCTAATACAGTTCCGAGCATGTGTCTGTGAGTTAAAAAAGCATCATCAACCAACCATTCATCACTATCATCGGAATATCCGGGAATAAATCCTGATCGGCTTTTGTAAGTTTCTTTTATATATTCAGCAAATTCTTCTGAATACTGATCAAGCATACTTTTAATTTTTTCGATATTCGCTGGTTCTAAATGAATATCAACATCAATGGAATCATTTGCGAAATTATACTCTTTGGGAGAAACTAATTTGGTAAACATTACTTTTTTAACTAAACCTTGTTCTTGCAGCATTACTTCTACTGTATCTACCAAATTTGAAGCATAATCATTTTTATACTTAGTGTAATCATAATCAATTAAATCGTCATCAATTTTTCCGATTAGATCATTCTGTTTTCTGATAGCGTTTATATCATTTGCAATTTCTTTGTAATCTTCATCACTTGTTTCAAATGATGTGTTATAAAATCCGGGAAAGACCGGAAGCCATGATTCAACTACAAGAAATTTTCCCATATCCATTGCGTCTTCTTTTACGAGTTTGTTTTTTTTCATTTTCTCTCCCCAACACTTCCGGCAAATTTTAAAAATTTATATTTTCTTTTCCATTCATCCAGCATTCCTTGTAATTCTTCTGATGTAAATTCGTTTGATATGCCATAAGAATCTGATATATTTTTTTCTCTTGGTATTTTACTATTGGAACAATAATCCGATCCTACCCATACACGATTGTTAAATTTTTCAAATTCGGCTATCAAATTATCTGATACTTTGCTATATACTTCAACAAATTGCCCATGACTTTGTTTTTCATATGCCGATTCTTCATCAAATATTGATTCTTTTATTTTTTTCTTTGTCTCCATGAAATCATATTCTTGATTCGCAAAGGCATCTTCAAAATCTTGTGCCAGCAGTTTACAAGCTTCGTCTTTAACTTCTTTTGTTACTGCTTTAACTATGCTCTTACCGTCATCTGCCCATTTTACGGTCTCATCATACCAAAATTTAGCCGCATTATTTACAACAGTTTTGAATATGATCGGAGCTTTTGCTTTATCATAAATATCGCTTTTCTTTTTTCTTGTGAGAGATTTAAAACAAGCAATTTTGGTGTCGTAGAATTTTTTTGTATTATCAACAACCAGTACGACATCATCAGCATCGGCAACATAAGTGTCAAATCCTTTTTCTTCTTTCAGGAGAGTAGTCAGAATTTCTTTTTGTTCTTTTATGTTTTTTGACAGTGATTCTTTTACTGATGGAGTTGATTCTTCCAAATTATATTTATCAGCATTATGATTATGAACTCTTTCAAAGGTCTTATCATCAAAATAAGTACTCGATTTCAGATTGCCGTTAACTGGTCTTTTTCTATAAAGTTCATAAACACCCTTTTCTTTCAGATGTCTCATTCCATAGTTAGACATTGAATCACCAAAGAATTTCATTGTTTTGTGATCAAAGAAATGTGAACCAGTTAAACCCACATTGTATTTTAAATCAGCAACGGTTCTTACTGGATAAAAATCAATTGTTTTTTCTTCGTTTATTGCATCACTTTTCCATATAGGACTTCCAGTGTTACCCCAACTACTGCCATCTTTGTCTTTTTCCCATACTTCTACATAAACATCTTCCATTTGATTCTCTGCATATCTTTTTGCCATTCTGATAGCACTTTCTGGTGTTCTTGCATATTCGGTGTTTATACATTCATCTCCATCTACTGTATAAACAAATACACCGTATTTATAGTAATCAAAATCGCCGTCTTTTGCTTCATCGCCATGCTTAGATTCTTCATTCAGCTTAGAATAAAATTCTCTTTTTCTCGTCACATTCAGTTCATTTACATTCTTAACACCGAAACTTCTAAGTAGCGATGTATATTTATCAGAATAAGTATCTTTGACCTGTTCCGATTCGTTCAATTTATCAACAACGCGGTAGTAATCTTGTAAATCTTTGTTTTGTTCCATTTTTCTTTGTCCTTTTAATTTATTTATTATTATTTATAAAAGTCATACCCCAAATATACCATTATTATTTATAAAAGTCAAGAATAATTTAATTTATTTTGAAAATAGTTAAAATAATTTTATGACCCCCATCAAAAATTTTATAAATAAGGTTATAGAATAATTATGGAAGAAATTATGAAAAAATTATCAGAATATGCAACTGAACACAACATCACATATCGTACCGCATGGAATCATTTTGCGCGAGGATTAATTAGTGGAGCATATCAGCTATCAAATGGCACAGTAGTTATACCGGACAGCAATACTGCCGATTTAGAAAAAGCTATACATGATTTAAAAAATATAATTACAGAATTAAAAAAAGATAAATGATAAGAAGAAGCAAACACATACTAAAATTCGCGAACAAAAATAAATTGAGTATGCTTGAACAAATTTATTCGGATTGCAAGAAACAAATTGAAGTTTACATTGATCAGATAATATCAGGGAAATTAGAGTTAAAGAAGATGCCGAGCAGTAGGTTGTTGAGTAATGAATATATCGAACAATCTAAGTGGAAAGAAATGTGCTATCAACAAATGACAGGAATGATTGGAAGTCAATATAAACGCGCATCCAATAAAAGATTTAATTCTTATAAAAAAGTTTATGCTAAACTAAAAGAACAAAATAGATATAATAAATTTACTTCAAAAAAATTCTCGGAATTAAATTTAAAACCAATCTATCAAACAAAATATTTTACTAAACCAAAATTAACTGGTGTAAATATAATAGTACACAAAGATTTATTTAATTTTGCATCGGATTCTAAAAATTTTGACTCCTTTGTTAGATTAACTACTCCATATAAAAAATCAGCAGGAAGATACAAAACAATAAATCTTCCAATTAAATATCATTCTCATTCCAATAAATTTAGAACGAGTGGTTGGAAATTAAAGAACTCTATTTCTTTGATCAAAGTCAATAATAATTTCTACATTGATTTGTTATGGGAAAAAGAAGTCCCCAAGAAGATTGAAGGAGAATCCATCGGATTAGATTGTGGTTACAAGAAGCTACTTATTTCATCAGAGAACAAAATTTATGATTTGGGTATGGAAAAAATTTATAACAAACTAAACAGAAAGAAACAAGGAAGCAAAAACTTTAAGCAAGCATTAACCGAAAGAGATAATTTAATAAATCAGAGTATAAACAAGATTGAAACAGAAAATATAAAAACAATCGTAGTCGAAGATTTAAAAAATGTAAAGTTAGGAAGTAAGTTTAGTAAAAAATTTAATAACAAGCTACAGAGATGGAGTTATCCAAAGGTTTTGAATAAACTATCTATGATTTGTGAGGAACAAGGAATAAACTTGGTTAGAGTTGATCCGAGTTATACAAGTCAAACATGTAGCAAATGTGGACACAAAGATAAGAAAAACCGTTCTGGTGAACGGTTTTTGTGTTTGAGTTGTGGAATGGAGATGGATGCTGACTATAATGCATCTATAAACATTTTACATAGAGGCATATATAGTTCCTCTACCGATAAAGCTAATTTAAAGGTTAGCTGACTGTAAAGTTTGACGGTAATATAACCTTTTAATTCCTGAATGTCAAGACTTATTTTTTATATTGTGCAAGTTCAGACTGTAATTTTTTAATTGTCTGCTGCTGAGTTATGAGTTGTTTTCTCTGTGAATTAACTCTATTTTCTGAATCGGATGGTTTATATTCCTGTTTTATCGTCAGGGTATCTTCTGGTTTGGAATCAGGAACATTGTCTATAATATCACTATCAGCACCGGAAGTTGATAATTCTTTCACTGGTGTAGGAGGAATAAAAGCATCAGCATTGTTGTTTGGTCTCTTTTCAAAATTCTGAACAAGATTATCTATTTGGTCTTTTAAATCTTCCAATTCTTTTTTTACTTTATCATCCGGTTGAGTTAGACGATTCATTGCCTGTTCTTTTGCTTCTTCTTCCGCGTTCTCTTTGACTGGAGATTTTCCATGATATTTTTCATCAATAGCAATAAGTTTCTGAATTGCTTCTTTAAACAAATCTCTTCTATCAATTGCTTCCTGAATATCAGATGGCATAACTATTTTCGGGTCTCTTTTTGGTTCTTCACCTTGCATATTCGGATCAGTTGAAACTTGTGATTGACCCTCCATTCCTTCTTGCCCTTCCATTCCTTGTACATTCTGTGATTGACCTTGCTGTTCAACATCATCAACTCTTTTCTGTAATTTGGACTGCTCATCTTCAACATTCTGTAATTCGTCTGGAAGAACTGAATCTTCAAACTGTTTTAACTGTAATATGGTAGTGTTAAGAGCTTTAAGTTGTGTCATTATATCATTAAGAACTTCTGTTGCATCTCTCTGTTCTTCTGTTTCTGGCTGTGTCTGCTCATCGTTATCGGCATTTTCATCGCTTTCCTGATTCTGTACACCTTCCGCTCCACTCGTGATTTCTCCTTGCTGTGACTGCTGTTGAGCTTGTGGAATAATATTTTCGGGTTGTTCGGGAATTATCGGTTCTTCATCAGGGGTTTCATACAGATAATAATTTATGATACTGTCCCAGCCTTTCATGCTTTCTACGAGTTTAACCAAATCAGGATCAAATTCTATATTTTTGCTTTCTACTACAGCCGAAGAATTTTTCTCAGTTATTTTTTTATTTCTTTTTCTACGAATTTTTGCTACCTGCATCTGCAACATTGCTTGTTTTTTCTGAATCCTTTTGAGAGGATTTTCATTTATTTCAGTTTTTTCTTCTGTGCTTCCTTCCGATAACAATGCTTCCTGTTTTTTGAGTTGTTCCAGTCTTGCTTTGTATTCCTGTCTTTCTTTTTCTGTCAACATTTTTGTGTCCTTATTTTTTAATTTTTGTAATTGCTTTATTCTTATTTATAAAAATTCTTTTTTATTATAGTGAAATAAATAAAAAACCCACTATATTATTTATAAAGTGGGTTTTTGTGTTATTGATTTTGTTTAATTAATCTTTTGGTTCAAACAATTTTCCTATAAGTCCGCATTTACCACATGTTTGAGAATATGAATTTGAACTATCAAATCTCTGGAAATGACACAAATCAGCAGAACCATCAACGGGATTTGCCGCTTGTGGATGATTACACATATGATTATCTTGCCCTTCTTCTACATCGGTAACTATAGAATGATATTTACAGTCAATACACAGTTTTTGTTTTTCCATTACTGCTCCTTTTTATTTTTACAAAGAATCAATAAATTCTTTTTCTTTATCGGTCATTGTTCCCTGTTCTTTATCCGTAACAACTGCTGATGCTGTTGTTTCTACTCCGCCAGTTGTTGGTACTGTTGCACTTTTTTCCCAAGGAGGAGTATCAGATACGGTATGATTTGGGGGAGTAGCTTTAAATGTATCTACACCATTTCCCATATCAAGAATATATCCGACTTCTGATCTTATTCTTTCAGGAGTTAAATAATTCAAATTATCAATATGCTCTTGAAGATTATATGTTTGCAACATTATTTTTTCTATTTCAGCATTATCATTGGCTATTGCGGAAACAGCATTGTTGAAATCTGATCCGTCATAGTTTGGCTGAAATATTTCTTTTCCGTTCTTTGTCATCTTTTTCACGATAACACTTAGAATAAAATCTCCACCTTTCAGGATATCAAACGGATTATACTGTTTGAATCTTGGATCATTTTTCTGTGCACTGTCGGGATTATTTCTTTTCAGAATTTTGTTCATAACCTGAATACCATACTCAAATTTGAAAACTTTTCCGTTGTTTTCCGGTTTGTTTGGATCATTTATAACGAGTATATTTGATACCCATTTTCTCTGAGGAATCCACCCACCATCTTTTGCTTTATCCATCAGAGCTTCGATCTTGGAATTTTTCATTGGCCAACCGTAAGCACAAGCGGGGCAACTATTTTTGTTTTTCATGTTACTGCAATAACCACCAAGAAACTTTTTTTCTGTTCCGGGGAAATGATTGATCCCGTGATAGTAGGTTTCGATGAAGTTAATTTTTGTGTACACATCAGGAACAAATCTGATGACATAAGTTTCCGATTTGTCTTTTGCAGGTTTCCAGAGGGTTTTGTCTTCCGCAAAAGAGCTTGGTTTCTGATCCACTTTTAGCTGATTATCAACACTATCTCCAGAATAGTTGTTGACATCAAATTTCACATCAATGTTTCCGTTCATTTGTTACTCCTATAGTTATAAAGCATTTTCGTGTAAAACCCGAACCTATTGTTCTTTTACACCTTTTCGCTTTAATTTAAATTCAACATTTTTAACATAACTTTGTGCAATTTTATAGTCATCTGCACATCACACAAAGCATTATGAGCTTGCAAAGAATTATCATCAGGGAAGAAACATTTATACATATCTTCCAATTTATGACTTTTATAAACATTTTTGATTTTTCTTTCAATCAAAGGAACAAGTTGCATCACATCAATATTCCTATTCTGAAAATGTTTATAGTATTCTTTATAATATACGGTGTAGTCCCCCGTCAACGAATGATCAGGATTATAAACTCTTGCAAAAAAATTTAATAGTTTGTGAACATCGAAATTCACATTGTATCCAGCCACACACAAACGATTAAAATATCCATTATTACTGAATGGAGAAATAATTTGTAAAAATTCTTTCATAACTTTTTCACCATCATCATAAGTTGAAATTTCTTCCAAAGTACAACCATTCACTTTCAATGCTTCGTCCTTTATAACAGAAAAATCATAAGGTTTGATTTTGAATTGAAACCAATAATCAAATTTATCGGGTTCATATTCAATGCAACCAGCCATTTGTATAATTTCTCCTTCGTGCCAGACGGAAGTAGTTTCTGTGTCTAAGTACATAACAGGGATATGCATTTAATTCATTCCTTTTAGTAATTTATCTATTTCGTGTATAACCAATTCCAGTTCATTTGCTTTCTTTTTTGCATCTTTTCTGATATTGAACATGTCCTTTACTCTTTTCGGTAAGATTCCTTTCTTATCTTGCTTATAAAATTCTCCGTTGGGTGTCATCGTGAGATTATGAGATTTTAATACACCACTGAAATTTGTTCTAAAACTTTCATCATTTGCGAATTTATCCAAAAGAATAGTGAGCATATCCAAAGTGTTTTGTTTTCCTCCACCAGCATAGTTTATAGCTTTTCTTATTTCCCATAGATCAGGTGTAAGTTCGTTATCTTTTACTATAGTTTCCGGAGAAATATTTGACTGCATAATTTGATGGGGATGAGCAGAGATTATATCTGGGATGATAACATTAAAATATCTTCCTCTAACAAATCTTCCAACATGACCACCAGCAATTCCAACACGAGGATATTTTTCTTGTGGGATCATTTCGCCATTGTTTAAACAGTAGTTGTATAAATCGCCACTCCAAAGTTTTATGGCACTCGTGCAATCAGAGGGAAGAACCATCATACTATTAGACAGAAGCATAACCATATCGAGAATGTGTCGTTTCTTTTCTATGTTGACCATTAAACGAACATCGTGAATATTATAATCAATGAAATGTTCAAAATCATTTTCATATAGATCATGTAATGTTCCGTCATATTCAATTTTTTTCTCTCCAAGCTCCGCACTTGCTGCGTCATTTAAAGAATAAAATACTGTATTATTTATTCCTGAAAAATGCATATACAGTTTCATGTAATCAAGAATTTGAATCGTATAAATTTTCTTCGTGTATTGATTTATGTTCCCGTCACACCAATTTCTTATTATAGGAGAAATGTTATAGTATTTATTCAACATTCTTGTGGTCAAATAGGTAATATCAAAATCATCACTGTTCCAACCAATCAACATCTGAATTTGTTTTTGTTCTAAAAGTTTACACATCAGTTCCAAAAGATGTTGTTCATCTACCGCTTCTCTGTAAACTGATTTATTGTTTTTCGGTTTATAATCTTTTAGAGAAAAAGTGATATAAACATCTTTATCGAATGTGTAGAATGTTATAGCATTTACGGGGTATAAAGCATCTTTCGGTTTGGGAAATTTATCAGGTGTGTCAACCTCAATATCAAAAAACCAAGCATCTGGTGTTGATACAATTTGTTCGTTTTTTCCAAATTTGTGACTAATGAATTGATATTTTGGGGCTATAACTCCGCTCAAATTAGAATGTTCTTTGATGTACTTATTGTATTCATAAGAATTATTAAATTCTAATTTATCTACGGCTTTACCATAAATATCTTTTAACTGACCGATTGGTGAATGTTCTCCAACTATGGGTTTAAATCTTTCGCTTGAGAGTATAGTTTTGTTTAAGTTTTCATCCTTATAACTATACCACATTCTACCATTTTTTTCATATACATTTAAATAAATTTTAAACCTCCATCATTTACAAACCAAAGTTAAAGCAAATTTTTATCTTTGTCAATAGTTATTTTTACAATAAATCCAAAAAAGTTGGTTTGGCTACCGAATCAATGAAAGATAAAATATGAGAAATAACTTTTATAGTCCATCCGTTTCCCATCAATTTGTATCTGTTAGTTTCTGCCACATTAGCTATAACATAATCAGTAAAATACATATCATAGAAACCATATAGAGCTTCATTATCTTCTCTTGGTATGATAAACTTCTTTGATGGTTTTTTATCAGTATAAACACCATATAAAGTATAATTATCAGGAACAGTTTGCAATCTTTCACATTCAAGGGGTGTTAATCTTCTAACTGATTTATTTTGAATAACAGATTGACCCGCTATAGATGTACGACAATGAGGAGTAGTTCCCAAAGTTTTTGCTTTCTCATCATCTTTTATTGTGTTATTATAATGATCAATTACATTTGCTTTGTTGTCATCATCTAATATTAAATGATTACATCTTGGTGACATAGCATGAAGTGTAGGATATTTATCTTCTTCTGTTATTTTTTCTTCTTTGTATCCATGAGGAATATGATATAAACCGGTCTTAGCACCCATTCCACCAGCAGTTCCAATTAAAGTAACACTTTTTTCTTCTATATCATAAACACGACACCCCTGACTGTTTTTATGTGTCATTATCAGATTGTCTTTTGTTATCGTTGTCAAAGCATTTGTTTTTTCATCAAAGCGAGGTTCAAGCTGTTGTATATTTTTTCTTTGTTCTTGAATTTCTCCACTTTCATGGGCTTTTCTTATTTCTTTTCCATATAATGTTCTTTTCGGAGATAGACAAGCTTGTTCTCTTCCTCTGCTTGCTACACAGATGGCATCTTCTTCTCTATTGGTACAAATCAAATCAGCCGTTCCTCCACCACCAATTTTTAAGGTATCCATTTTATCAGTGTTATCAACATCTCGGAATTTTGCAGAAAATCCCCTGCTGTTTTCAACTTGTCTTTCGTTGTATTTGAATAATGCATTTAAAGTTTTATCACTCAAATAATATCTATCATCAGCATTCTGTTCAAGTATATCTTTTAATTTTATTCCCTGATCTTCCGGTTGCTGAATATTTGGGATATTTGTCCAGTAGAGTCGCTGCCTATTTTGTGCGCTTAAATTTGAACTGTTTATCAAAATGGGTTCTACTCCCATATAATCGGTTATTTGCTGTTCCCATTCCTTTTTCATTTTGACATTTTCTAATAAAAAATATTTGGGTTTTAATTCTTTTAATAATCGGAGATATTCAAAGAATAAACTACTATCTTTTCCTTCTAATCCTCCACCAAGAGAATTGGCATTTGAAAGCTGCGTGCAAGGCGATCCCCCCATCAGCAGGTCAATTACAGGAAGATTTTCAGCATTTAATTTTGTAACATCACCAAGTTGAACAGTTTCGGGAAAATTAAAATTTGTTACCGCTATTGCATGGGTATCAATTTCCGAAGCATAGTATTTACAATATTTTATTCCAAGATCATTTAGTGCAAGTTGACCCCCGGAACAACCATCAAATAAACTCAGAACATTTCTTACATAAATTTTATCAATTTTTTCTACTTCAATCATTTATCTGTGCTCCCAATTCCACCGGTTCTTTCTTCTACTGTTTCGTCACCATCAGCCACTAAATACTTCTCAAAAACTCCTTGAGCTATTTTTTCTCCTTTGGTTATTAATCTTGGACATTTACCAAAATTATGTAATGCTACGGCGATGTTCCCGTTGTTATTTTCGTTGTTATGATAATCACAATTATGCAGACATAAATTATTTCCAAAAAAATTGTGATTTTTATCAACATTAATGTGATAAATTGGTTCAGTTGTCGTTTGTTTAATTTCTTTGATTTTCACAAATTTCATTTATTTTCTCCTTTAATTTAATTATGTATTCTTCTTTTTCTTCAAAATCATTTTCCCATAAGACTAATACTATATATCCCATATTTTGTAAAAATAATTTTTTCTGATTATCGTATTCCCAAATATCTGATGCGGTCTTTTGTATTTTAGAATGAAAATAACTCGCATCATATATTACCGGATTACAATGCCAATAATCACCATTACATTCAATAATAATTTTTTTATCTAACAAACAAATATCAACAAATAATTTTCGAGTTTCATTTTTAACACACATCTCTACCTCAACATTGAATCCGTGCTCTTTTAATTTATCAAATATATATTTTTGCCATTTTGATATTCTTTTTGCACCAAATCTCTTATTGCTACACACAAGAGAACAATATGTATGATTTTCACATTTTGTAGTTGTAAATTCATTATTACATGTTGGGCAAATTTTAATCAATCTTCCGATATCGTGTTTACATTTTTTAGAACAAAAACTTACATTTTTTCTATATGGGTGAACTTCAAAAATATTTTTACACACTATACACACTTTTTTTATTAATCTCTTTTCTTGGTTTGATTGAAATTTTAAATCCTTGTGTTTTTGCCTGTATGCTGACCAACAAGCAATTGAGCAACATCTTTGATTTGCATTTTGTGAATATACAGTAAATAGATTACCGCAGTTAATACAATTTCTTTTAACTGGAGGAACACGGTTGTTTTTGCCACTACAGATTTTGCTACAAAATTTTTTATTTTTAGTTTCTTTGCCACATTTATAACAGAATCGTGTTTTGCTGCGGTTATAACACGAGACGGAACAATATTTTTTAGATTTATCCCATTCTGTAACTTTGAACATGGTATCACAAAATAAACATTTTTTAATTTCATTGTGTGGAGATTTGTGTTCCCAATAACACGCGGTTGAACAATAATTTGCTGTGTTTTTTCTGTATAACGGCACATAAAATTCATTTCCACATCCAATACAAGATTTTGTTACTCCATTTTTCGCACTCATATATTTCCTTTATTTTTAATATTATAACAATATTATTTATAAAAGAAATATAGCGGTAAACTAAAATTTTAAAACTTTATCGCAAATTGTCAAATTTTTAATTTTTATCCATCCTCGTTCTGTATATATTTCTTTGTTCTCTGGTAATTTTATTTTGTCACCTTCTTCTGTTTCTATTTCTATTAGCGGCAAATCATTAACTATCCATATATCAGTTATCATATCTTCTTCTACTTCTTTTTCCTCCTCATTAAAAGAAAAAATTATCTCAGGGACATTACTATCAAAAATATCTTCTATTTTTTTATTTCCGTTGGGTGTGGTTATATTTGTTCCTTTCGGTACACAATCCACTATACCAGTGCCATTGGCAAGTCTCAATTGTCTCTTGATTCCCAAAGAACTTCTCGAATAAATTTTAAGAACTTCATCATCTTGCATTTTACAACAAACATCTGTCCAAGTTATAACTGTTTCACCCGGAGGAATTTCAATATCTTCCACAAGGAAAAAATCATATCCAGCGGAATTTTTACTTCCTCTTTTCGGTAGAATTATTTCCGCATTTGGAAATTTTCTAAATTTATCCGAAACCACATAAAATTTTCTATTAATTTGTTTGTATATTTCTTTTTCGCTCATATACGCCATCCATTAATTTAGTTATACTGAATTTATTTTCATCTTCTTTTCCAACGACCAAATAACCAAAAACGAGTATTCTGTTATCTGGATCATATACACATTTTTCTTGTACGGAATAAACCTCAACCATATCAGAATAATCTAATCTTTGATTTATTTTATTAATCCAAAAATTTCTTTCTTCTTCCGGTAAATTATGAAGTTTATCTGATTCCAAAAAATTCTTGTCTATCCATTTTTTTAATCTTTTTTCTTCTCTATCTGTTGCTGTGAAGATATCTATCTTTTTGTCATATCTTCTTATTTTACTAGGATAACGATTTATTGATATTTTCGTTGATGTTAAACCGTTGGGTCTTTTTCCGTCTGCATCTGTTGTTAATTGTCTTATACTTCCGATGTAACCAAGAAAATCAAGAGAGTATCCATTTACATATAAATCAATGTTTGAATATTCAGAATCATTATATTTTAATCCATCACATCCACTACAAGGAACTGATTCTTTTATTTCATCACAATTATCGCATTTGTTCATATTTTTGTGTTCTCCGTTGTTATTTTAATATCATATATTTTTTCACTGAACGGGATCATTATGTTTATCTTTGCACCTTCATCGTTTCTATCTATTTGATATTTACTTATACCACCATTGTTTAGTAAATATTCTAACTTTTCCACCAATGATTTAACCATTTCACATCGTAACTCTTTCGTATTTAGTTCAAAATAAAAAGGTGATAAAGTCTCTCGTATGCTTTTTTTGATTTCTTTTACTTTATTGGATATATAATATGATTGTAACTGTTTTGTCAGTTGCTCATAACTTCTTTTATTCGGATTATCCAAGAATTTCTTCAAGAAATACTTACAATCAAATTTCTCTGTTATGTCGTTTATTTCTTGCTCATCTATCTTCGCCACTTCACTGTAACAATTCCTACAAATGTACTTTGTTTTTAGTTCAGCCATTCCATGACCACAATGCATACATATTTGTTCATTTGTTTTATATTCTTCCTTCATTTTCCTTCCTCCGTTAATTCTTTTAATATTTTCGGTAGTTCCAAAAACTCATTTATACTTTTATGAGATTTTGCTTCCGTGTTGTATGGTCTGTTCATTTTTATGCTGAACTTTGTGCTGTTGTTTTCTAAGTACTTTGGACAGTCATCAATTATAGCCAAACCATTGTATTTTATTTTATCTCTGTCAAAAATGATACTGCAATTTATTTCATATTTAGCCATCCAAAACAATATCACATCTTTTGCTTTATCTGGTGCCGCAGTGATTATAACAGGTTCATATGTCAAAGACAATAAATTCAATGTCTCTGGAACTTTTTTATAAGGTTTAACACTGTAAATTTCTTCAACATGCTCGTCTATGAAATCCAATATTTGTTCTTGTGATGGAAGATATTTCAAAAATTTAAACATATCATAGTGAGTGATATCTTCCAGTTTCATCTGTGTTCCAAATTGTCGGTTATAACAAGACAGAAAAGGAAGGCAAAAAGAACGTAGGGTCTCATCTAAATCAACTATGAGTTTTTCTTTCTTATTAATCACTTTTTCTCGCAGTTTCAATAACACTGATATCAACATCTTCAGGAACAATAACAACATCAAATCCCAGAGTTTCAAATTCTTTTTTGATTTTTGCTATTTCTTTTTTATCTGTTTCATATTCCAATTTTTTTATAACAATGATATCCTTGCTCATATTTCTCCTTAATATTTTATTTTTTCTTCTGTAAAATCAATGACCAAATAAAATCTATCATCGAGTTTATTTTTGTGGAATGCTCCCTTAAATACGGTTGCAATTTTTTCCATAACACTCATAGGTAAAAGCTGATTAGAAACACAAACTTTTATTATGGGTTTATTTTTTTCGTTGATTGATTTCTCTTCTTCTTTGATTATTTTTGCTCCTCTAATTAAATAACCAATAACTAAACTCGGAGACATCCATGATGGTTCGGGATTATGAGCAATTTTTTCCTGAATTGTATAAATCAGATCAAATTCACTTTCAGCAAATTTTAATATTCTTTCTCTGATTTCATTTTTTGTTTTTCCTTCAGACATATATAAAAACAATTCTTCTGTTCCATTCTCTTCAAAATATTCTTTCTCAAAATTTAATAATCTTTTTTCTCTGTCTTCATATTCTTGTGGTGATTCCTGTCTTATTTCACTTGATGTTTTTGAAACGGGAACAAGAAAACTCAATTTATCATTTTCTGAAAAATATGCTTTCAGATATCTCGTAAAATCACTTCTAATCGTTCTTGTTATAACCGATACCCCATCCATATAAAACCAAGGAGCATATACCTGCTTCAATTTGCCTATTCCCATCTCACCCATAAAATCTTCAAATAACCACAAGGGTTTATGTGGATCAAGTTGATTGTCATAATACCAATCTTCTTTGTTTCCTATATTGGTGTTAATTGATTTATCTTCTTTCATTTTTTCTCCACCTTGTCATATCTATAATTTACATTAACAGAATAATCAGATTTATCTTTTGCTGCCGGATCAATTCCTATAGTAAAAGTTAAATTTTTGAATATAAAACCGGAAAAATTTTCTATTTCTGTATAAGTATCTTCTTTGGATTTATTTTTTTCAATTATATCCACCCATTCTTTTAAGAAGTTAGTTATACTGTTATCCCATTCGATCAATTTCATTTCCATTGATTCTAATACTCAATTTTATTTTTTATTTTTGTATTGATCACAACCGCACCATCAATAATGCTGATATCCAGCGGATGTTCGATTTTATCCATTCTTTCGATTATTATTCTATAACCTTGAATATCATGGTTTATGCTTTTTGCGATATCGGGAAGTGCCATATTCATAACACTACCAAACATTTGTGCTATTCCCATGCTGACTGCTCCGACAATTTCATTATCATTCAGTTTGTTTGGATCAATTTTATCAATTTCCTGTTGAACTAAGGTTTCGAGAATCTTTTTATCAATCTCTACATCGAATATTTTTTTGCCTAATTTTTTTTCTTTTTGTGCCATATTTTCCTCTTTTTATTTTTGTTTTGTCAAGATTTATTTAATTCCTCTGATCCAATATCTATATGATCCATCATCAGCTTTAACTTCTGCAATTGAAAGCATAAACATCGGATTTTCTTTTTCTATTGCATCATTCATTTCATAAATAAAATATTTTTGTTGTAATTCGGTCATATCTTTAAACGGGATACAAGAAATTATAGGTAATATAATTATCTTTGATAACATTGCCACGTTGGTTTCATCATCTATTTTCATAAAAAAATTTGGAGCTTTTATAATTTTGTATGATCTGATATCAAATAAATCGAGTTTTAATAATGTTTGTGGTTCCCCCATTTCTCCTCCACTTTAATAATTCAACCAAAGTTAACTATATTTTTTTGTTTTGTCAAGTATTTTGTTTTAATTTTTATAAATAAAGATATACGATTTCAGAGAAACGAAAATTTCATTATACATTTTCCTCCTGAAACAATCAAATGGCGGGGTATTTACTCCGCCGAATCATTTATAGAAAGAGAAGAATCAGACGAAGAACATGGGGCGAGTTCTGCCGCAATACTTTTATCCCCTCTTTTAAAATTTTCATAAACTTCACTATCTTCATCCATCATTTGCTGTTCTAATTCGTTTATATAATCACTAATATCTTCGCCGTTGTTGTAATCATAATTCAACATCTTATCATTCGCAACGAATCTTTTTACATATTCAAATTTATTTCTGAATAGTTTTTTCTCTGCTGCGATTTCCTGTAAGAAAGCATGATAAACACTTTTTGTGAAATACCAGAATGGACTTTTAAATTTCTCTGTATCAAATTTCTGCAATCCGCTCATACAGTGTTCCATTGCTAATAATTTCATATCTTCCAAATAAGAATATCCCCGGTATTTATGGAGTGTGGCATAATGATCTATAATTGACATAATATTTACACCAATTCTGTTGTGCATCAATTTATAATCTCTTTTTTCTTTTGAAGATAATGTTAAATCATTTAATTTTATTGTATATTGGTCTATAAGAATTTCATGTTCTGTTACCAATTTATTAACTTTGGGGATTGATCTTGAGTTTTTTTCTAATACTTCTTTAATTCTGGATTTGTTGGTTTCAATTGCTTCGGATAAAATTTCAATATTATCTAATCTGATTTTCAATTTCTGCCAGTTGACCATATCATTATAAAATTCTTTGTCGTTGATATAATGACTGCTTTTGTTTTTTGTTGTTTTTTCTTCACACTTCATGTATTCCTCTTTTTGATTTAATTTTAGTTTAATTAAAAATATTATTATAAAAGTTTGATTATATTAGAAATATAATCAAAAAATTCAAATTAGTAAACAGTTAAAATGAAAATAAATGAAAATCGTCCGAAATTTGGAAAATAAATCGGACGAAGATTAAAATGGGTGTTGACTAAAAGAGAATTATTGTTTATATTGTATATGGTGGGCAATATTTTTATAGAATTTGTTTTTATAAATAATATTATATATTAAAAATAACAAGGAGTAGCAAAAATGACAACACAATATGAAAGAAAGAAAGTAGAACTGATATGTAAGTATTGCAATGAAATATTCTATCACGAAAATCACTTTAAAATGAGTTGCGGAAAACCTGAATGTGAAGAAGCTAAAAGAAGATTAAAAGGGCAGAAGATAGCAAATTCCGCTTCCAAAGTTTCAAAAGAGGATAAACATAAACGAATTGAAAAAAGAAATAAAACCATGATAAACAAATATGGAGTATATAATTTAATGAAAACCCCCGAAGGCAAACAGCGTTATTCTGATCTATGGAAAAATAAAACCAAAGAGGAAATTGATACAATTCAAGAGAAAATTAGAAACACTTGTCAGGAAAAATTTGGAGTAGATAATTACGCGAAAACGGATGAACATAAACTTAGGCAAAAAGAAATATGGGAAAATAAACCACAAGAAGAAAAAGATGAGATAAACAATAAAAAAATTCAAACAAGCATTGAATTATATGGAGTGGAACATCCCATGAAATCGCCAGCGGTGTTGGAGAAACGAGTTCAAACTAATCTTGAAAAATATGGCGAGATTCATCCACTTAAAACTCCAGAAGTGAAACAACATTTACGGGATTCATATAAAGAGAAATATGGCGTGGATCACCCTATGAAAGATAAAGAAATTTGCGATAAATGCCACGAAAAAGTTAAAGAATTTTATGATAATAAAATATACACCAAAGTTTGCCCGGTATGTAATTTGGAATTTACCACAACTTTTGATAAACACAAAAAACAAAAGTATTGTTCTGATATATGTAAGAAAGAATCCGAAAAAATCAGACTAAGAAAAATAAAAGAAACAAAGAAAGAAATATACGGTGATGAAAATTATACCAACATAGATAAAATGAAAATTTCTTGGAATAATAAAACACCCGAAGAATTAGAAGAAATAAAACAAAAACATGTAAAGTATTATATGGATAAATATGGTGTGAGTTGTTTCTCTAAAACTGAGGAATTTAAAGAAAAATTTAAACAAATATGTTTAGATTTATATGGTGTAGAAAATGTATTTCAAAATGAAGAAATAAAACAAAAAATAAGAGAAGCCAATATAGAAAAATATGGTGTTGATCATTTTATGAAAACGGATGAAGGAAAAAATGTTATTTCGGAAATATATAATAGTAAATCACAAGAAGAAAAAGATGCTATAACAGAAAAAGTTAAAGAAACCAATTTGGAAAAATACGGAACAGTTGCTCCTTTGCAAAATGAAGAGATAAAAAGCAAAGTTAAAAAAACTTGTATGAATAGATACGGAGTAAATAATCCTATGCAGTGTGAAGAAATATTCAATAAATCAATTCATAACAGCAAACAATGGAAAAACTATATTCTTCCATCGGGCAAAGAAATAAAAATTCAAGGATATGAATGGATATATCTGGATGAATATTTTAACGAAGGTAAATTAGAGGAAAATATAATAATTCATCCAACTCAAGATATTATAGGCAAAATATGGTATTATACTGCGGATGGTAAGAAACACAAATATTATCCCGATTTTTATATTCCAACAGAAAATAAAATAGTAGAAGTTAAATCTACATGGACTATGAAACGAGATTTAGAAATAAATTCACTCAAACAAAAAGCCTGTATAGAAGCTGGCTATAATTTTGATTTGTATGTGTATGATAATCGCAAGAATAGAATATTATGTTAACACAATAAAAAAGGGAGTTCATTTGAACTCCCTTTAGTTGAATAGCTTTGAAAATTAATTCTAATATTCGCTTCCAGCACCAGCCAAACCCGAAATTGAGCTGCCCGATAAATCGCAAGTAAATGTGCGGAAAAAAAAGCGGCCGCCGAAAATGTTATCTACCAGAGCATACCTCGTAAGGAATCCATAGCAGTCATTGAAGTTAGCAGGATCAACTGCTTTTTTAACCATCAGAGCAATATAAGGACAGTAGATTATACCAGCATCAAAGTTGTTATTTCCTTTATATCCTACAAGGCAATAATCTTGACCGAATATGTTATAAGTATCACAGTAAACTTTGATAGTTCCGAGCATACCGCTGTAAGACAGACCAGAAACGAGGTTATCACCAGTTGTAGCTGCTGCTGGAATAAGATCAACATCCTGTAAAGCTGTCAGAACATTCGGTGTACAGATAGCAAAGTTACCAGCACCTTTTCTTGTGAACAGACCAATTCTATTAGCTTCGTTTCTCAGCTTAGTAGAAAGTGTCTGGAATTTTTCTTTCTGATTCAGTCCATCAGCATAAGCAGTTACTAAGTTACCAGAACCACCGGTAGCAGGATTAGTCTGAGATACACCAACATAAGCACCATAAGCCCAAGAACCAGCATCAGTAGAAAGACTGATCATCCTGTCAAGAATCTCTGCGTTAATTTCGTTTGCGATTTCAAGTTCAGCCATTTTCATTAACTCTTCGTTAACAAGCATACCAAACTGAGCTTTTAAATCCTGATACATCTCATCAGTATATTGGATTCTTAGCTTTCTTTCTTTCGTGATCACGGATATTCTTTCAAGTGTCATCTGCATTGTTTTATACTCAGGAGTTCCAGCAGGAGCACCATAAACACCCATTAACTCACCAGTAGAAGTCGTATAAGTTCCTGTAAATCCTTTAAGAATAAACCTATAACCAATCTCGTTCCAGAAATACTGATAAACTTTAGCTTTGTCAGCTTCAACTGCACCACCAGTAATCGGATGTATTTCTTCACCAGCTTCACCAAGAAGTAGATAAGTTGCGCCAGTGAAATAAACACTATCAGCTACAGCAGGAAGATCAGTTGGAGTTGTACCATTGAGGTATCTGTTAATCATGACTTTAATGAAATCAGCATTTTCTTCTTTATAAACGATTTCACCATAAATTTTTGTTGGCTGTGTCGAAAGTGCTGCATCTGCTGTATCGGATTTGACCATTAAACATCCAATGGTAACATTCGCGTAAACAGCATCAACATCAGCATTACCAACATTTTTAGGAACAACTACTACATAGGACATGTGTGTTACATCAGCGGAAGTAGAAGTGTCCTGATCATAAGCCCTGTCAAGTCCAGACGGTTGTAACCATGTTTTTTCCTTGTCACCGGCATATCTGTACCTTACAGCATAGATATATCCGTTAGGTGTATTCATTGCCTGTGTACCAACCAAGTCAAGAATACTCATTGCTTTGTACAGCCTTCTCGTTGTCGGAACTAATATTTTCAGGAACGGCTCAACTCCACCAGTAGTCTGAACATAAGATTCTTTCAGGGATTTACCCATTTTCTCATATTCGCCCTTTACCCAGTTGTGAGCATTTTCGATCAGAGTCGCCATGTTCGGCAAATCTTCTCTTTTCAATTTTGGAGCATTTTCAGCCAAAAGCATTTTTTCCCATTTTTTAATCAGGGTTGCTGACTGCTGAACTTTGTTTTCGTAATCCGCTTCTACCAGTCTTGTAGGTTTCTGGGTCGCTGAAGGTTTTACGGTTCTTGGTGTCATTTTCATGTGGTTGTTACCTCATTTTAGTTATTGTTAATTGCCATTTTAATTTTATATATCCTTATTTATAAAAAAATAAAGGGGGGTCAAATTTTTATTTACATAAAATTAAAAATTATCTAATGCCTTTGCATACATATCATCTTCTGTTTCTTCTGTGATTATTCCCTGCTGTTGTTCATTCATCATTTCATTAACTACATCCCCGGTATAAAGATGAACGGCTCTTTCTTTTTGTTCTTTTATTAAAGGTTTTTTTGATGCAATCTTTTTGTTTTTTTCTTCTTTTATAATTTGAACAGCGTATTCTTTTAATTCATTATAGAACAGTTCGTGATTACCGGCTTTTATAGTTTTTGCGTGTTGTTCAACTTTCTCACAAATTTTATCATCTTTAATTTCTTCTGTGATATCCCTGATCAATCCTTGTCTGATGAGACTGAAAGTTTTTGATTTGAGTTCTTTCACATTTTCTTTTAAAGTTGAATTTTCTTTAATTGCTTTCTGTTTTTCCTGTTCTAACATTTTTTTATCAGTGGTCAGAACATCAACAACAGAATTTAATTTTTTGAATTTTTCCTGTAATTTGAGAAAATCTTCTTTGTACTTTAAGCTTTCATTAACTATCGCTTCATTGATAAAAGAATCTTTCATTTCCATCATGAGTTCTCTTGAAACATAATCAATGTGTTCATCAATATTTTTTCTTTCAGTTTTGATGAAATCATTTATTTCTTTGTCCTTTGACTGTTCAATTTCAAAGATTTTAAGTTTAAGTCTGTCATCAAAAGATTCGGATAGAACCTTTATTTGATTATGGAGGAAATTCTGAAGGGTGTTTTTCACTCTTGCTTTAAGTGGATCAGAAATAGTTTTATTTTCAACGATTGAAATAATTTTTTGAATTTCTTCGTTGATGGCTTCTTTCAGATCAGTTGTTTCTTTTTCTGTCACCGATTCAATAGACTGTATTCTTTGTTCAACTTTCTCTTTAATGTCTTTTGAATAAGATGTGGAGAATTTTTGTTCTTCTTCATCTTTTCTCAGGGCAGTTTTTATTTTATTGATTTCCTGAGTTATCATTTTCTTTTGTTTTTTCTTTAGTTCCGGGTCAATGTATTCGGCATCAATCGGATCACAATCAGGATCAACAACTTTTTCTTCTTCTGATGTTTGTTCTTCTTCCTCTTTTATTTCTTCAAATGCTGAGAAATTTTCAGAAAGAATATTTTTAGAAATGACACCAATATAATCAGTATCAGTTTCATCATATCCGTGTTCTTTTTTGACACAGATAGTTACATCATCGGGGCTTTCTGAAAGAACTTTTATTTTATCGTCTTTCAATATAACAAACATCTCAGGATTTATAGTATCTTTCAATGCTTTGTATTCTTTGTTATTATTTTTCATTTTATCCTCTGTTTGAATTTTTATTAATTTTTGAAGATTCTGACATCAATGCTGACCACGCGTCTTTTTTAAATGCCCACTGCGCTTTTCCACCATACATTGCTAATTTTTCTTTTGGTGTATATTCTTTTTCTTTGGGCATAATATATCTATATTTGTGTTGTGCTTTTTTTATATAATTTTCTATATCTATAGGTTTATAATCCGATATATATGTTATTGCTCCATTTATATCTGATCGAGATTTATTTTTTGGATAATATGGGGGCAATAATTCTGCATCGCCAAAAGGAGTTTCTGCTAATCCATCTTCGTCATCTGATCCACCAATCATATCCCACACCATGTTTGCTTTTTCTTTGGAATCAAATAATCCAAAGTACCCATCAACGATAACTGCCCATTTATCTGTATTATTATTTATAGCATAAGTTGATACCAATTTAACTGATTCATCTATTTTTGTTAAACGATTCTTGAACATTGTTTCTATTGATCCGTCATCCATTTTAAGTGCTACTTCTTTTGACCAATCTACGGCTTTATATGCCCCGGATACATCTTTTGGAACTCCTCTATCACCAATTCTGACTTTTTTTCTATCTATTACTGTTCCTTTTTTGTTGGATAATGTGCCGCTTCCATCAGATATTTTAACTCTGTCACCAATATTAAAGGTAGAAGATTCATCCAATTCTTTTCCATAAACAGCATCGGAATCTAATTTTAAATTTTTTATTTCTTTATCAATATTGGCTTTTATCTTTTTTGCATCAGTGACATTTCCCGATTTTCTCATTGCTTTATAATCTTTCACCCAAGATTTTAATCCTTTTGGAATTTCACTACATTCATCTAATCTCAATATATCAATGCTTCCTCTTTCTCCAACCATCCAAACATTCGGATAATAACCGTTATCATCCATCCAATCTAAAATGTATTCTTTGGCTGAATCAAGATCGTCGGTGTGTTTTAAGAGTTTTCCCGCATAATTAATAATGTATCCACCTCGTATTCTATCTGAAACAAATATATCATTATCTTCATCAGGAGAAAAATCAAGTTTTTTTGCTTCTTTTATTTCTTTCTCTTCATTCGTCTGTGTATAAACTCTATCCCACACAATATTTTTATCAGAAGAATCAACACCGATGAAATATTCTTTTAAAAGGATCATGTTCTCTTTTAAATTTTCTGCATCTTTTGATTTTTTTCGAGCATTCATTAATCCTTTATCTGAATTAATTTTCTCTATAATACTTTTCGTTACATCTTTTTTAGAAACGGAATAATTGGATATTTCACCATTTATGATTTCTTCCATATCTTCCCAGTTATTATCAAAAAATTCTTCATCTGGAGGAGTAGCCCAATCGAAATTAACTTTGTCTCTTTCATTTTTGGGATAAGTCACTGTGCAGAAATATTCATTATCATTCACAGTGAAAACAACTTCGTATTCCCTTGAATCAATTTTGTCTATACTAATATCGTATTTAATGCTTTCTTCACTTTCTTTTAAGTTGTCAGTATAAACATCCCAAAGAGTTGTTTCAATTATTTTTAACATTTCTATATCCTTTTGTTTTTATTTTTATTATCAGCATAAATTTTAAATTCAAATTCAAAACCGTTGTCTTTACATTTTTCTTCTTTCAACAAATTACTTGGTAATTCTTTGGCATAAATCCATGTAGATTTAACTTCCACTATTTTATTTATAGATTTAATATAAAAATCCGGATAGTATCTGTGTTTCTTTCCATTTGTTGATTTGTACCATATCTTTCCAATTATATCTTGAGTTGGATGAACAATTATATCTTCCTCTGATCCCTTATTATAGAAATATTCATCGAGATAT